TGTAACGACAGATTACCAGATCCATCGGTAACTACTGCTTGAAGGTTTATTCCATCTGAAATGGGGTAATTCAGATTAGATGAGGTTAAAAATGGTGTACTAAGTCTGCCTAAATCATTTATAAAACCTAAAGAATCTTGAATTTTAGTACCAGTAGTACCATCAAACCTCACAATAGAATTATCAACAGAAAAAGGTGGACCGGTTATTGGAGTTGCAAAATGAAGATGTCCCATACCATCTGTAATAATCATGTTACCTTTATTACTGTCCTCAGATGGATAAGTTAAGTCACCAACTACTAGTTTGTTGGTAACTGTGAGATCACAAACACAATCTTTACGAACTCTAAAGTTGTCATTAAATACTTGACAATGACAATTGTCTACCATTTTTAAGACAAAAAAATATATTTGTTGAAACTTTTTAAAACTCAAGCAATTTATCCATTTTAGTATACCATTCTTTAAGTCGTCTCAATGCAGTAGTACAATTAATTCTATTTAACATTATTTCCATCATACGGTTATCATCACACGTTTGAACATTTGTACATGTATAAGAAGATTCATTATATAAAAGTGTATATAATTCTTCAAAGTATGATACAATAGGTAAAAGTGATTCAAAAAATGTCTTTAAATCTGATGAATTTTTTTTATCATATTCAATCTCTTCTAAATTTTTTATGAAAGGTGTTATTTTCCTAGTTATAAAATATGAGTCAAAAGTATCGTCTAAAAACGTCAATCTTTGTAATATTTCAATTAATATTGGTATTTGTATACAATCTTTAACATCTTTTACTTTTGGAGTAGGAGTTGTTCGAAACTTTTCACATAATGAACGTCTTTTAATAGATTCTAGACTATTTGTACCTTCGTTTAAAATGTTTTTTGTCGATTCAAGTATTCTCTTAATCTTGCTTTCCATTGTTTCCACCGAATCCATTGAAAACATTGTTCAGTATTGGGCGTATCGTTCCTATATTAATAAATTTTTATTTAACATCTTCATTTAAAATGTCTTTTACACTATGAAATGAAAAATAGACAATATCATTCTTGTATTTGACTCCCGAATCTTTGGCTGGATTTATGTGAATAAAGAACAAATCATTATACTGAGCAAACTTAAAATCACATTCCAATGAGTCGCCAACCATTATATCATACCCTTTTATTCTATCTGTTAATAGATTTGGTTTACCTAAGTTAAAATACTTCAAATCGAAATTGTATTTTTCATATTCTTGAATATCTGTAACATAAACAATTTTATCTTTTACTTTATCCATAGAAGATATAATGTTATCAAAATCATCAATTACTAGTAAACAATCAAAACCTTGAATATCTGAAAAGAATTCTTTTGTTTTTTCATCTTTGGTTAGAACTAAAACTTTTTTGTTCAATGATTCGAAAAACTTTTTAGATTCTGTAACAGATGATATTATTCGATCTTCAGGAATATTTAGTTCTTTTGATAGTTCAAATGAATTAGATGGATTGTTAGTAACAATTAGGGAATCTAAAGATTCACATTGAATCCCAAAGGTTACCCCCGAGCAAAGCTCTTCGCTCTTCGCCAGACTGAAGGTTACCCGAGAGGTTTATCCCAAAGCTTCGCTCTTCACATTGAAGAGGACCTCCCATAATCCTTAACGTTTCATCTAAATCAAACAACACTTTATTACATTGAATAAGTGTTTTAACATTTAAAAACGATATTATGTTCAATACCTTTTCAACAGCCTCTTCTATTGTTATTGATATCCTGATATGATCTGGTTTATATCTTACTACTATTTTATGTTTTTTAAATGTATCATCAACTAATTTGTTATCTTTGGAGAATAATATCAAATATGGTCCATCATTCATAATAAAACGGTAAATAAAGGATGATGGAGTAATAGTTTTTTTTAGTTTACTTTTTATTCTTCTTTTCATATTATCGTGTATTTTGAAATAGTTATCGTAATAATCGATATTTTTCAACACTGTTAAAGCATTTGACTTTGCTAAAGTTGTTACTGATTTCATATTGTAGTTGTTATAAAACATTTCAATATTTGAAGATACAAGATTAGTCCAAATGCTTTTGAAAAGGTCCTAGTGATAACAATATTTTTGTAGTTTTTGATTAAAGATGTTAAAGAATGTTTAGGACTGTACTCATAATAAGCTTCGTCTATAATGAATAAACATCGCTTGTTCAGATTTAATAACAACTCAATCTGATCAACAGTAAAGCAATATCCAAGAGGATTATTAGGAAGACAAATATAACAAAATGAATAAGGATTTTTAATTTCGTTAACTATCTTATAAAAATCTACATACTCTTTAATTTCTAATTTCTTAACATTATTAGATTTTCTATCTATATATGTTTCCATATGCGGATAAGTAGGAATGAGAACTAAACATTTATCACTTTCTTTTATCAAGTATCCGATTATATCTAACAATGATCCATCAGATCCACAAGAAAGAAGAATATTATCCTCTACTAGTTCACTGCTGTTTAAATATTTAACAATTAAACTGAGTAGTTCATCATGGATTTTGTCTTTAGTTGGATATAAATTTACATTGAAACTCTCAGACCCGCGAGACGTTTGCTCCGAGGGTTCCGCTTCCTTCTTTGCTCCCTTTCAAGTTTCACATTGAATTCGCTCTTTACATTTTGAACAGAATATATTTTTTAACTAAAATAAATGTTTATAAATAAAAATCTAATACTCATTGCTATTTTATTTATCTGTTTTTACTATTCAATTGTAATAGTTCCTAAAATTTATAAATTGGGCAAGTTTCATAAAACTTGTATAATATCAAACGATAACATTGATGTAAAAACTAGAGGATATAACTATTTTATAAACGATCCCAATAATTCGATATTAAATCAATGTTTAGTGACTCAATGGAACTTGATACACGTTATATTATTTACATTTTTAACAACTTTTTACCCACATTACTATATTCATTTCTTTATTGGTGGTGTATTGTTTGAGATATTCGAGTATATGTTTTATGATTGTGAAGACTATCTAGATCCAATATACAATGGAATTGGAATCTTTTTAGGATTACAAATTAGTAAATTGTTATAGAATAATGAACAAAAAGGAACTTTATAGAAAAATTTTGTTTAAAAGTGATTTTATACTAACGTGTAGCGTAGGGTATACTTGCCACTTGAATACAAGTTTCTACAATGTTCCGCACATTTTTCACGATTATAAAAAAAGCTGCTTCATTATTTGGATACAAATTTGATTCTAATATGATTAGAATCAATTTTTGTACCACATTAAACGTTGACATCAAAATCGTCAACACTCCTGAACAAATACAACTCGATACAAAACGGGATCCGTATTTTTTGTACGAAGATGAGATGATTCTCTGGTTTATTAAAAGGAAACAAAAAGAAGCCGAACTTAAGGCTTCCCGTGGAGTCTCGAGTGATAAACAAAAAAAAGATCCCTTTTTTGAAAAGGAATTTGAAGAATCTCCTCAGTATCTTCCTAGAATAGAATTATCTGTTCAACTAAGTATTGGAATATCTATTTATATTGAAAATTTCTCATTTAAAGAATTTAAATGGAGATCAATATGGAATTTATGTGTTAGTTAAAATATGATGTGAAAAGTTTAAACTATCATTTAAAAATGATGTTATATCCACATTGTTAGGAAAAATATCGATATCGGTGTTAAAAGAAAAATCTATCAATAACTTCTCGCAATCATAGTTAAAAACGTTATTGATCCAAAACAAACATTCTATCGCATATGCATTATCTTTCGTGAAATGATCAGTTTCTAAAACATCGTCTAAAAAAAAATACAAATCATAAAGTTTAACAGGATACAAAGATACAATTTCTTTACAAGTTTCTTCAATATATGATAACAAATTGAAATACTCAATTTCTTCAATCATTTGATTTTATCACTATTTCATCTTAAACTATTAAAACTTTGAAGAAGACATTAAATTATTTTTTTTTCTTTCAATTTACCAAAACATTTTTCGATCAATCTAAAATATCTAATCTGTTCAAAAGTGTTTATACCGTCTAAAAGTTTATTATTTATCATTTTATCCACGACATTATTAAATAATTCATTATTAAGGTGTAAAAGCTTCATTTCATATTTCTTATCAAACTCTTTTTCACCATACTTACTACAAATATTTATCAATACTCTATTTTTGTTTCTTTCATTTTCTTCCCAAACCGATTTATCATCCTTTTCATTAAACCTGGCAACTTGTTTATTTCTTTTAAAATTAGGAGTTCTAACACTGTATTCTGAATCAGAATCGTCTTTTTCTTCAAATACTGTTTCTATTTCACCACTTATTTCTGATATTATAACGGTTTCGTCTTCATCATCATCCCATTTTGGCATTTTTTTATGTGAATCTTTAGAGAACGAAGCTCTTCTAAAAAGAATCCCTTTGGGATTCGTGAAAAGTAATCAATGTTAAAACATATTATCCAAAAATAAAATTTTAACATAAAAAAATGAGTTCTACTGGTAATACAAGTGTTTCTAATGACCAAAAACTATCTAACCTAACTGTTGGAAACTATTCTTTTCCAACCAAAAGTAAAACAGGACAAGCTTTGTCTACAAACAAGTCTAAAATACTATCTTTTGTTCCATCACAAAACAAGTTTATTGGTTATTGTCAAGTAACTTATCCTGGAGCAATTGTTCATGATCAACCTGAAGATCATTTATATGTAATTGATTACATCAATTTCATTCCAAATAGTGTATCTGTAGATACGACAACTCCATATACTATTACACAAATGGTTCCTTCTATGGGTAGAATTAAACTCCAACCTGGTAATTATTTGGTACAATGTATATGTCCTGCTGGAGGTAGTAATCAGTTTTTGATTTTGTTACGAAACGTAACAACTGGAACAGTTATTCATACTCCATTTATGACTCAGTTAGTAATAGATTATTTTAACATAAACACTCCGATACCAATACTATTAGAACTAAAAGTAGATAGTAACACAATGAATCTTCCATCTTTTGAACGAGCAACCATTGAAATCACTAAAATCGAATAGTTAGCAGTTTTTACATGATAAGGGACAAACTATGTTTAAATATTCAGTACACAATTCTGGTTTCATTTTTTTTCCATCTGTTATCCAATCATTACAGTTAGTATGATAATCCTTACACTCATTGGACTCGATACATTTTGTCTTACATGAATTGGGACAAGCTAGGATCATAAATAATCCGTTATCACATTGACCAGCTGATGCCCAACTCTTACAATTCACTAGTTTATCTTTACATAACTTAGAATCTGGTGCTATTGTCGTCGAAATCACGGGAGCAATTACACATTTGTTCCCATTTTTATCTTTATTATCCGTATTATCACAATTATATAATATGTTTATCTTCTTAGCATCAATATCTGATAATTTAAACTTTAATGAAGAATGAACTAGTTCAACATTAACATAAGGATGAATACTTTCTCCATCATTTTTAGAGAATGCATATCTTGTATAATGCATTATGGATTTGTAATCATAAGGCTGTCCCATATGATCGATATCCGTCTGAGTATAGCTTTTAAAGTTTACCTCTTGTCCTTTGATTATATTATCCCAAATGATTTTTACATATTCATCTCTATCTGTTCTGCTTTGTTCATGATAAAACCCTAAAACATGCATCAATTCATGTAAAATTGTTCCTTTAAAAATACATCCATCACCGATTGAAATACCTTGTTCACCTCCAAGAAATCCAACATACGAATAACATCCATACCCCTTAAAAATCTCTATATAATCTTTCTCGTAAGTCCTTTCTACAAACTTTATACAAGTTTGGTTCTCTATTTGCTTAAATGCATCGTTTATTGTTTCAATTTCTTCTCCACTAAATGTTTCATTGATATTGTAAAACACTACACCATTGGGCCATAACCTTTTTTTGTTTCTAACTGCATTTTTTTCTTGAATTTCACTTTCCTTATACGTTTTCTGAAAACTGGATACAAAGTTTGGAACCGATACGTTTTTAGGTAACATCATATCACCTTCGAAGATTATTGTACCGTCAATAAGCTCTTCAAAGTATCCAATATCATTTTTTATTACAGGAAAAGCAGAAGTTATTGTCAAAAATACCAATAAAAGAAACATTTTTACTTGATCGCAGTAAAATTAAACTCTGATCTTTTAGATTAAAAATAAAATTTTAAATAAAAACCAAAATTCTTTATATTAGAAGAAAATGGGAGTAAAAGGGTTCTTTTACATGATTAAAAAACATTTTAAGTATAGTCATACAACATTACCGTTTTATGATTATTTATTTATAGACGGTAATTGTATTTTACATTATTGTATTGAATCTTTTGAAAACGCAATTCCATTTTGTTTAAACGAAGTTATCGAAGCCATAATAAAAAAAATGGAAGAATTGATAAACAAATATTCAATTAAAAAGAAGGTTTATATCGTTTTTGATGGAATACCGCCATTACCAAAACAATATTGTCAAAAGGTTAGAAGAGAAAATTCTGATAAACTGTCAATATTTCTACTTCCAGGTACTAAAATGATGAGAGAAATAGAAAGTAAAATAGTTTCTTATTTCAAATCTGATTTTATAGAAATAGTAGAATCTGATAAAGATGGAGAAGGTGAACAGAAAATATTCTTAATACTGAAGGAAATTTATGTACCGGGAGAAACGTCTTTGATCTTGTCTGTTGATTCAGATGTGATAATATTGGCTTACATATTACTTTCTGATCCAATGTTCAACCACAAAATTTTCGTAGAATCTTCAGGGTTTAAAATAACAGTCAATGTAAACAGTTTAAAATTAGTCTTGCCGATAAACGATTTGTTATTATTTTGTGTTTTATGTGGAAATGATTTTTTTCCTAAACTAGAAGAGCTAAAATCATTTACAACAACTCAAAACATGAAGATTTTAAAAATGGTTGTAGAAAGCAATAATAAAATATTTGAAGACATATCAGAAGGGATATGTGTTTTAAACTGTGATAATACGAAAGTATTGAACTATTTGAATTTGATAAGATGGTATAAGGAATATTTCACAACAAATATTTCTAAACCATGCTTGCCTTATGATTATGAGATATCACCATGCTGTTATTGTATATCCACAAAGATAAAATCATTAAAAGATAACAATGAAGAGGTCAATCTAGATATTCCAGAGATACAAAATTATCTTCAATATGTTCTTCAACCAAATCAAATGTCAAACATTTATTGTTAAAAAAGATCCAAATATGAAATCGAAAGGTTAAATAATTGGATCTTTTTTTTGTTTATTTTCCTTTTATAGTGTCTCTATAATGTCTTTTACATTTATTTCTTCTCGTTCAAACGATCGATTGTTTATTACTGGTACAGTAAACTCTGTTGGTAATCCTATTTTGAAGTAAAATATGAATCTTAGTATTTTACAAACTTTTTCTTTTTGTAGACCAAACACCAAATTATCCTTTTGAAACTTCTCAATATACGACCATGGGAGAATGCTGTTTTTCATTTTTATCGGAATTATTACATCCCTATCCTTCAAAACTATTGGAAAGTAATAAACATCTTCTATTTTTTCACAAACAAAACTAGAATACAGTTTTGTTATCATTTTTTTGAATAAGTTTGTCAAAAAAACTTGAAAATAGATCATTTTTGAATAGAATAAATGTTAAAGAAAAAAAATTACTTTAATCTATAATACTCATTTTTTCGATACCTAATGTTTCGTTTGCTTCTTTTTCTTTAGCTTCTCCATTTTTAGACATTTTTTTATACAACTTTAGATTTTTCCTAGTTAATGTTAACCTCTTTTTACATATTCCAGTATTTTTCTTGTTAATGTGTCTTAATGGTTCTTTCTTATCTTTTATTAAATACTTTCTTTTCTCTATTACCGCTATTTTAAATCCATAAGGTGTAATTCTGCCTAAATATTCACCTCTTTTACGTTTTTCATTAACCATCATTTTCATTCTTTTTGATAGATTAAGTGAAAACGTGTAAGAATTTAAAACGAGCGAGAATAGTTTTTGGTGAACTATTATGTTACTATCGTTATTACATACTAATTCATCAAAAACGGAATGAATAGTACAATGTTCCATCAATTTAACTATTATATCATATAAATCAGTATTTCTACCTAATCTGGATATTTCGTATACTATTAAATGTTTAATACTATTGTTTCTAATAAATGTCAAAGTATCACCAAACTCAGTGAGTTTTGTAATATCCTTCCCACTTTTAGTTTCTTTAAACACTTTAATCACCTCATATCCTTTCTTCATAGCGTATCTAAAAGAAACAGATTCTTGATCTCTTAAAGACATTTCTCTAGAACAACTAACTCTACAATAGATGACACAATTCTCTGTTACGCAGTTTCCTTCCAAAGAGTTACCCATAAGTTTTGGATCCAAAGTGAACCATATCAAAAAAAAACAATTTTTCAATGAATAAATTACTCATTTTCTAAGATGTCGCAAAATCCAGTACCCATTCTACAAATTTGTCCTGTAAAAACACAAGATTCAACGCTTTTACAATTATCAATGCTTCTTAGTATGCTATTATGGTTAAGTTTTTTTATTTCCTTCTCAAACAAACAATTAGTTAATACCCCATCTATGTTACTTATAGATACAATATTACCATTTTTACACATCATATCACAGATTAAACTAATATATCTTTTATCAATATCAGCTCCATCAAACTTTAAAACGTTAATGATTTCGTTAAATAGACTTTTTCTTGCACCTTCTATACCAAAAACTTTTATATTTTCAAATGGATCTACAGAATAAGTGTGTTTAGTGTTTATAAAATCTAATCCAAGTACCGTCATTAATGAAGTTCCTTTTATTACAACTTCATAATGTTGTAAGTTTTCGTTAAATTCTAGTTCATAATTCTTTATCTGACCATCAACGATACAAAAAGAAAGAATTTGCTTATCGATTTCTGGAATCTTATTTATTAAACATTTAACCACTAATACTATTTCATATCGACTACCCATTTCGTTCTGAATGTATATATTAAACGGTATTTCTAATGATGTAACGTAATTACTAATTTTGTTTTTCAGATATTCTAGATCTATTTCATCATAGTTTTCCATAAAGTCCGTATTTATATCATATTTAATTGATATATTCAATGGAATCGTAATAAATTCGTACTCTAAAATAGAATTGTCTATTAGAATCGGTATACCTCCTATTAAATTGTTTTCCAAACCATAAATAGAATAGTTTACAAAATCAGAAAACGTTACATTTTTTATAGAGTTCAACCAATATTCACAAGAATTTTTCATATATACCTTTAATATTTTTTTCAACTCAATGTCTTCTGTGTTTATCAACAAATCTTGAAAAAAATCATACGTATCATCTTCAATTTGTCCAACTATTACTACATTTTCAAATGAGGATCCAGTTGATCTGCTTAATAATTGTGTTAACCTTTTGATTCCTCCTGAAATGTCCTTAGACTTTATTCCTGAATGATGGAAGGATTTTAACAACAATTGAGAAGAAATCTCGCCAAAATTTGTACCACATATTAATCCTATAGGACATCCAGGTTCAAACAATCTTTTAGCAACAATTTGGTTAAAATGTGTACCCAATTCAACTTTGTCCCAATCATTATCTGGTTCATCTTTATTTAATTCTATTAAATTGAAAAGATTACATTTCAATTCATCGTTTAAGAAGTTTGGTAATGTTAAGCCGAATGTACATTTGTCTAAATAAAACAAAAGTAATGCTATTTGTTTTTCTATACTTCCATAAATTTGAAATCTTTTTAACTCTTGATATGATAAAAAGTTCTTATTTCCATTTTTAGAAGGAAGTTTTTGTGGATTTAATCCATCTGATCCAAATTTGAATTGAATGATCTCTTTTGAAACATTATGTCTAACCGATAAGTCAAACTCGATAACAATGTCTTCTAAGAATTTACTTATTTTTTTAGTTAAATAACCACTTTCAGATACTTTAGTAACTGAATCAGCAACACCCCTTCTTCCAGCTTTACAATGCATTATGTTTTCATATTTGGTCAAACCTTCAAAAAAACTACTTATCACGAATCCTGAGTTTTTTATGTCTTTTTTTCTAGGAATGAAGCATGGTAAAGATCTACAAGTCTTCATTTCGTTTTTAACTAATGTACTATCAATACTTTGTTGTCCAACAATCTGTGTTATCTGAACAATATTAATAAAAGAAGCTTTTGCTCCAGAATTAATAATTTGAATCAGATTTGTTTCTTTTCCATTTCTTTTCATTTTGTTTTCAATTATTCCAAGACAACTGTTTATGTTGTCTTCGTTATAAAAATCATTATTTTCTATAATTTTGTCTGTGTTACAAGAATCTAATCCTACTGAGAATCCGTATATTGAAAGAAATAAGTTGGTTAGAGTTTGTATATTATCCATTAGTTCACAAGTTTTTTGAGATCCTATCTGAAAAACATAATCATGAACTATAGATTCTACTCCAGAACATAAAATGCTTTTTGTGATTGGTCTTGAATTATCTTTAATTATACCACATTCAATCACGAATTCAAAACATTTAAAATTGAATGTTGCATCGAACATCAACGAATATAAAAATTTACCACTAAAAGTGGTATCAAATGTACATAAAGTCTTTTTGTTTATTTTGTTCCACATTCTTATTTTTCTATCTAATTCAAAAGGAACTAATCCTAAACTAATAACCATATTATATACAAACTCTTTAGTAACACAAGTTGTTGGTAATGTTATTAAATAGCTTCCAATTAGAGAATCTTGAACTGGCGTTATTATAGGAATTCCCTTTTGAGAAGATATTATTTGTTCTGCCGGATTCATAAGTTCAATACATTCTATCCTAGCCATCAAATCTTGTAATATATGAACATTGCATTCATCTCCGTCAAAATCTGCATTTAATGGAGTAGTACATGGTAAAGGTAGTCTAAAAGTGTTACAATTCTTAATTATGTTTACCCGTTTTGCTATTATTGATTCCGGTCTTAAAGATGGTTGACGATTAAAAAGGATAATATCATTCTCTTCTAATCTCCTTTCTATAAAATCCCCCTTTTCTAGTTTTGAAATGATATTGTTCTTAGTTTTATCGGTTATTCTAAAGTAATTCCCATTTTTCTTTTTAATTCTGGTTGATTTGTGTACGGTCATCCATTCTGATATCTCTTCATGATTTATCAAAGTGAAAGGAACTAATATTACCATTTTTTGTATCATGACCTCTGGTACACCAATATATCCTAATTTACCGTTAGGGTATCCAGTTATGTTAGCTCTAGACGAGTGATCCACTCTTTTACCGTTTATATTTGAAGTTATTATACCTTCTTTACCTTGAATCCTGTCTTGAAATGATTGAGGTATTTTAGAGGAGTTGGGTAAAGGTTTAGATTTTTTTTGGGTTAATAACATTTCTAATTTTTCATAAATGTTTTTTTGATTCGGTATTTTTTTATAAGTTTCTTTAATAATTGAACTATAAATCGTTGATAAATCATTATTGTGTAGGTACTGATCGTCTTTCATTAGATATGGTCTAATATAAACAGGTACTACTAACAAAATATAGTTTAACAATGTAGAAGGATCAGAAGGCAATCCTAATAATTTCAAATCTTTAGCCATTTTAATGTTGTTTGTATATTTGATAAATATGTTGTCTAATATGTTTTTAATGTCAATAACATCTAATATGTTAAGTTTCTTATCTAGAAACTCTGTATCCCATTTCTTTTTATCTAGAGCGCTAGTTTTTTTTTCACTTATAATAATGTTTTTACCCCCACAAACACAGTTACGTTCCACTTTATCTAGTGATTTAATTTTAAAACTTCTTAATTCTGTATCATTTAATAGGAAAACGTAACATGAAGAACAAAAAAATTGTAGCACATTTATTATACACTTACTATTTTGAGGGAAATAATATGGTATTGGTAATTTGATACTACCATATCCACCAATACATTTTTCCCAATCAAATGAACAAGTTTCACATCTAATCCCTCTATCACACGTTCCCATATGTTTATCATAAATACAATTTTCATAGAAACTATTGTTAGCTTGACGATTTACAACACAATCAGCAATTTTTTGTTGTTCTTCATCGTTCAATCTATCGATTATTATAACATTTATTTTACCTTTTTTCATTTTGAATAGAAACACAAAAAGATGAAAAAAAAATATTTATACAAAACTAAAAAGTTTCTATGTTACATTAAGAACCAGTTGAAAATGATTTTCTGAGACTAAACTATTTTTTTTATCTCCTTCAAAAACTCCTTCAACAACCATATAAATCGTTTTCTTATTCTTATCAAAAGCAAAAGGTGAAGTCCATGCGTATTTTTCTTCCCATTCTTTAGTTTTAAATTGAATTCTTTTCCAAATCAACAAATTAATGTTGAAAATTATCATAGCTGTAACTATTTCACCTTCTTGTGCATAATTATTGTCTTTGTATGAGCTATAATATTTTTCTACACTCATGTCAGCCATGGGACCAGGTAATCCATATTTCTTGATATGTTGTTCAATCAAACTTCTAATCCGTTCATGGTTTTTTTGTGTACCAGTAATTTCTAATGATAAGCATCTGAAAAAGCAGTGTCCATCACCAATAATAGATAATTCAGAATTTTTAGAAGAATGTACTAAATCTGCACCAGTAGTTAAAGTAGGGGCAGGACCATATCGAGATAGTTGTACGACATCATCCGATAAAACTCCTGACAAATCTGGCCATTGTACATTTGTTAGACTAAATTTTCGACAAGTTTGAAGTCTCCAAATATCGTTAACCCTTTTAAATACGAAATCTCTTGGGGAAACATTCGTAAAATCATATTCTTTAGATGTTCCGGGTTGATCACGTGGACTTGGGGTTTTACTTTTCCCACATCTATTAGATGCTGGGTTAAAGAATTTCATACTTTCTTCTAACGCACGTTGAAATTCTTCGTCTTTGTCATCAGAACCTAACTCTAGTTGGTTACCAGCTTCTACCAATTTTAAACCCTGTTCAAAGCTTTCACAAAAAGCTTGTTCTGATTTACGATTTTCTTTACTCAAACTTCGAATAGTTCGTTTTGATTCTTCAAACTCTTCTCCAATCATCATGTTCAAAAGATCTCTCTTTTCATATAAAAGATCACAAGTTGCGTAATATTTGTTTTGTAGTATTGCAGAATTCTCTTTAAAAGGTCTTTGTCTTTCTACTTCTGCTTCAAGATTTTTTATCTCTTTTTGAAGTTTTTCTTTTGAAGAACTCATTTTTAGATAAAAATTTTTAATACTCTATACATTTGATATTGTAAGACAAAAATCCATTTTTAAATTCTTCGAATGTCGAAAAGATCTCACTTATCTCTAATAATGTTCCCTTATAGTCTTCAGACATTAATTGTCTATTCATTTCTTTATACATTCGTAACCTTTTACAAAAATCTATTAACTTAATGTTTTCGCTTTTAAGTATCAGATTCTCATCTTGAATACGTTTATCATGAATCATCAAATTTTCAAGATGTTTTATAAATATTTGTCTTGATACAAAAACATTTTGTTCGGTTTGTATTGAATGTATTATAAATTGGTTAATATTCTCTTTTAATATGACAAAATCATTTTCGATAAAGAATTTTAACACCACAAATTTATTGAACGATTCTATTAAAGGAATGTTTTTTTCTGTAGTTTCATCAAATGATCTGTCATAGTTTAAAAGTTGATACAAAAGTTTCAACTTCATCAGTTTTTGATCAATGCATTCTAAAATGAATGACAAGTTTTTCACATAATTAGCTTTTTTATCTGGAAAAGCATCTAAAAAGGAAATCATTTGTATTTGTATTCTTTTGCTACGATACTTAGTTTTTATTTCGTCTTCAGTATGTAAACCGGATGAAATATAATATTCTAAAGAAAGACGCTCAATAAAGTTTCGACAATCTAATATTTCCTTATACAAGATACTTCTAAGCTTTTTGTTATTGTTAAAAACGATTACCACAATCTCTAAATCGGATAGACCGACTTGTTTTTTGGAGGATACTGTAAGTTTCAACTTATCTTCAAGTTCATAATGTAGTTCACGTAGTTTGTTTTCATGTGTCATGATTTCGTATACAAAGTTCAAAATATGATCCAATTGTTTATTTGTACTTTGAACCCATAAGAACCATGAGGAATTATTTGTTTCCTCTTTTAATGTTTTCAGATTTTTACTGTAAAAGTAAAACTTCTTCGTCAAATCAAAATTGTTACATTGAATTTTTATTAAAGGTTCTTTGAAATGATAGTGTTCCGACATACTTGCCGGAGCCTGCGTAGGTATATTCACATTTTAGAACTAAGAAATCCATCAAAATTAAATTTTAGCCTCATAAAGTGTTGTATAAGGTTTTTCTTCCATATTCAATGTTCCAACATTTGCAGGTTTATAATATCCTCCAGGAGGATTATATGGATACGTTTTACCATAAGAATCAACTATCGATTCATGTATCTTTTTACAATTTCCATCTGCAATTTGAAAACTTTCTTTTCCGGTTACACATTTGTAAATACTATATATCGAAAAAACCATAGCAAGCGCTAATATTGCATAAACAATGTAATCATATAAAGGATCCCACTCCATTTATTTACAATTTAATAAATAAAAACTCGAAAATGTTAAATAAATGGATAATGAGGTTTTTTTCAACAAAAGATTAAACCACATCTCTACATTAAAAATGAAAAAAAAAAAACTGACTGATCAAATATGGACAGAAGAAATGAAACTTTTCTTACAATTTCAACAAGATAAGAGTAGAATCAGTCTATCTGCTAAAGATACGAAATATTTAGAAAGACTAACCATTAAAGTTCATAAAAAGGTTGGTCCAGTTGAATGAAATGTTAAGTCAACTTAATCTTTTGAATATGATGTTTTAGAATTTCTACGAATTTGTTGTAATGTTTTTCCATTTCTGTATAATTAACACCCGACATTATCACTCTTTTATCAAAGATCATAAAACAGGTTTTGTTTGAATGGTTTTTCTTTATTGTTACCGGTTTCTCTAAAACATCTAAATTAAATGTTTCGTTCCTTTTCTTTATAACTATGTATTTGATCATTTCGATATCTTCGGAGAACATTTTAAGATTAACATATTGTTGACTAGTTTGACCATAATATGAAAGGTATTGTAAATCATTCAAAACATTGTTTAACTCGATTTTGTTTATAATATATGGAAACGAAAAAGAAACGTTTATCATAACATTGTTGAATAAAAAAATTGGAACAGTGTTATCTATTATTTTTGAATTAAAGATCAGGTTAAAACCTTTTTCTATTATAGAAATGTGAGCAAAAAGTATTAGAATTATCTCAACTGCATCATTTATGAACTTACATCCAGCCATTTTAAACTTTCCATTTCGAAACAGCATTACACTTATTCTTCTACTAATGTGAACATCAATTGTAACTTGATGAATGAAATCATTTCTTTTCTTAGAAGAATCTTTTTTATTTTTCTTCTTTATTCCTCTCCAATCACCTTTATAGTAAACATAAGAGATTGTTCCATTTGATAAAACCAGTTCCTTATGATCATTAGTTGATAGTTCTTCCTTTTTTATCATATATTCCAAACTTTGATTGTCAAAAAAATATTTTGTTATCAAATCCAAATCAAAAACAATGTTAGATTCAACACAAACAGTTGCAGTAGATATTTTCAAGTTTCTAAAATTTTCCATTAGAATGAGACATACTTACTGTAGCTACACAGAGCTAAAAGCGAGACGTTTGCTCCGAGGGTTCTGGGGGGAGGGGGGTACCCGAGCTCCGCTCTTCACTCTCTGCGTAGGTATACTTGCCGTAGGGTTGTCCGAGAGCTTCGCTCTCTGCCGTAGTCTGCGTAGGTATATTTTCCAGTTAAAGGTAATCTAAAATTAAAATGTTTACCAAGAAAAAGATCCAACAACTCTACAACAAAGATATACCAAAAGAAAGGGATGAATTGGAACTTATAAACAAGTTTTTGGTTGAAGCTTTGAAAATCAATCAAGATGTTTCGGTTAAAAAACTGTTAGACAAATCACAGAAAAAAATATTTTCAATCGTTGAAAATAAGAAAAAATATGTTCCTAAAACTGCTAATATTGAAGAATCGAAGAAAAAAGGAGGTTTTGATAAACCAGTAAAAATTTCAAAAGAACTACAAACTTTTCTTAAACTAGACAGTCCAGAAACTACTCGAAGAAATGTAACTTTAGCCCTTAATTCTTATGTGCACCTTAACAAAGAAAAAACCGATGAACATCATTCAACTTGGGAATATTTGAATCCAAACGATCGAGATCTTCGAGACCCAAAAGATAAAAGAGTTGTAAAACTAGAAAACGATAAGGATTTTGCTGAACTACTTAGATATGATGAGTACATCGAAAATGTTAAATTGGATAAAATATTTAAGGATCACAAACTAGAAAAATATAATCAAATGGTAGAAAGTGAACGAAAGAAAAAAAGTAAAAGGAAAGAAGATAACACAGAAGTAGAATTTATTGTAGACGATGTAAAATATTTTAACAGAGGTGGAAGGAAATATAAAGTTAAACATTTGGAAGACACTAATAAGCCTAAAGTACGATTGATTGAAACTGATACGACTATTCTACTTTGTACTCTACAAAAATTAATCACTGTTCATTTTGATAAAAAAGTTAAAATTGAACCAAAAGATTCTACTGAATGTGAACCTTGTCAATCAACTTTGACAGTATGAGCACAATTTATTTTTATGTATAAACTTAATCATTTGTAAATAAAATGACCAGAGTATATAAGAATCAAGTTGATTTAGAATTTTTATACGATTATAACTCAATTTATTCGAATTGTAAGAACATAGATTACAATTCTGAAGAATATGTAGTGAAAAACTATGAAAGGTATAAAAGTTTAAGATATGTTGATCTCGTAATGAGATTGTTAGAGTCTTATAGACTTCTCTTAAAATATTCTATCAGTTCGACTTCAAGTTTAATCTTTAATGTAACTAAAGATCAACAAAACCTTGTATCTTTTACAATCATTATGGAAGAATTGGAATATGAATTAGAAACCGAAAACATAATACCATCCAAATATTTGGATATATTTTATGACATCGATATTCCAACAACAATCGAAAATCTAGAGTCATCTATACTAATTTTGAAAGATTTAAAAGATCACTTACAAAATCAACCCGGATTATCAAATGTATCAAATCTCAAATTTGAATCTATTAAAAGGATGATAGGATTTTCTATATATAGTTTTCCTTTCTATTCAAATCCAACTGAAGCATCTGTTGAAGATTTGAAAAGAATACCGAAAAAAAATGTAAGGTTACATGAAATGTTAAAGTTTTTGTTGAACTATATCAAAAAATATACAATTGACGAAAAAAAAAAGGTAGATACAGATAATAAAGCAAAAAAAATATTAGAGTGGCATCCAAAAACTTTAAAACTGGATGAAATTCTTGTATCACGAAACATAAAACCAGACTCCGACAAGTATACCACTCCAACTCGATGTCAACCAGTGGATTTGGTTAAATTCAGTCGCGTTACATCTGATAAGCATTCTAAACCAGTTATAATTGAAACCGTTAAACCACCTTTCGTAAATATGAGCCAACAATGTAAAGACATTATGATAGAACAAGGATATAAATACGGAGGCATAGGAAAAGATTTAAAAGGTAAAACAGATACTTTTGCTATAATAAACAAAACATCTGAAAATATTAGTCTGTTTCCTATAGTAGATGGAACTGATGGAACGTTTACATTTAACAAGCTTGGATACTATTCAAGCAGCATAAAAAAACTTTTTAATATCGAAGATACAAAACAAGAACTAGAAGCGTTAGAAATGAAGAAAAAGAAAAAAGAAGAAATGGAGGATTTAATAGACACATTTAAACGATACAAACCAGTCGATATGAGCAGATTTGAAAAAAAGTGATCAAAATTTAGTTTCAATGTTATTTTTTTTTCTTAAGAAAATGTATTCTCAAAAATACTATGAGATCTTGAAAAAGCGTCAAGAACTACCAGTATGGAATTCAAAAAACGAATTCATGGAAAAACTAAACAATAATGAATGTTTAGTTTTTGTTGGTGAAACTGGTTCCGGTAAAACTACTCAGATACCTCAATGGTGTCTAGAATGGTCAAAAACCACAAGACTAGCGGGAAAGTCTTTAAAAGTAGTTTGTACTCAACCTCGTAGGGTTGCTGCCATGAGTATTGCAACCAGAGTATCAGAAGAAATGGACGTTAAACTAGGAGATGAAGTAGGTTATTCTATTCGTTTTGAAAATTGTACTTCAGATAAAACAGTTTTACAATTTTCAACTGATGGTATGATTCTTTTAGAATTGACAAACGATAAGATTTTGTCAAAATATTCTGTCATTATTATAGATGAGGCACATGAAAGAACATTATCTACAGATATTCTAATGGGAATGCTTAAAATGATATTAAAAATACGAACTGGAGATAATGGAATAAAAATAGTGATTATGTCGGCAACATTAGATAGCGAAAAGTTTATCAACTATTTCGATAAATGTCCGTTAATTGAAGTTCCTGGAAGACCTCATTCTATTGAGATTTTTTATGTTAAAAAACAAAACATCAAATATTTAGAAGAAGCTGTTTTAGCTGTAATTCAAACACATATTAACGAAGTTGAAGGAGATATATTATTGTTTCTTACTGGTCAAGAAGACATAGAAGAAGCATGTAAACGAATAGATGAAGAAAAAAAAAAATATTCTTGTAGAGAATTAACATGTATTCCTTTATATTCTGCTCTTTCTCCTAGTCGTCAAAGATTGATTTTTGAACCATCGCGAGGTCGGAAATGTATAGTGTCTACTAATATAGCTGAAACATCATTGACTATAGATGGTGTTATATATGTTATTGATGCTGGATATTCGAAACTAAACGTTTATAATCCAATACTTCGTATAGAATCTCTTTTAATAACACCGATTACTAAAGCATCAGCAAAACAGAGGGCCGGACGAGCTGGACGAACGAGTCCAGGGAAGGTGTTTCGTTTGTATACAGAAGATATTTATCATTCAGTATTACCAGACCAAAACATTCCAGAAATTCTTAGATCTAACATTTCTACAGTTGTAATGCAACTTAAAAAGTTTGGTATCGACGATCTGGTCCACTTTGATTTTATTGATCCACCTGCACCAGAATCTTTAATGCGAGCAATAGAATTGTTAAATTATTTAGGCGCAATAGATGATAATTGTAATCTGACTAGTGTTGGAAAAATGATGGTTGAGTTTCCTTTAGATCCCCAATTATCCAAAATGATAATTGCAAGTTGTGATTTGAAATGTTCAAATGAAATACTTTCTCTTGCTTCAATGTTATCAGTTCCTTCATGTTTTATTGGTTACAATGCTAAAGATAAGTTTGCACATAAAAGTGGAGACCATATTACTCTTCTTAACGTTTATCAGGCTTTTAAACTAAATCATGAAGATATTCGATGGTGTAATGAGTATTTTATAAGCTACAGAAGTCTTAAAAGTGTAGATGATGTACGAAGACAACTAGTTCAAATAATGATTAAACTCAATTTGAATCTGGTTTCTGCTCCAAATGGTGAGTATACAAACATAAAGAAAGCATTAGTTGCAGGATTTTTTACTCAAGTAGCCAATACTGTCAAAATCGATAAGTCAAGAGGTCATTATTTAACATTCAAAGACAACCAGATCGCATATGTTCATCCTTCATCAGTTTTAAATAGAAGCCCGAAATGGATAATTTATAACGAATACATTTTAACCACTCGTCAATATTTACGAACTGTTACAGAAATTGAGCCCGATTTACTTTTACAAGTTGAACCAAAGTATTTTAACAATATTTAATATGAAACCTAAAATGAACATGAGTTTTCAATAAGTTTCTAATTTATTAATTTTTTTTTGTAATTGTAACATTATTTCTTCTTTTATTGGTTTATAAAGGGTGTTATAATAACCGGTTAGTCTAAAAAAATTGTAATATAGGTCGTTTCCAACGTCTTCTTTTATTTTTTTTGCATCATGGCCTGCGAATAAACACGTCAATACTGATGTATATTCATCTATTGTTATTATTCTTTCTTCTTCAACTACTTTTTTGAAATTAAAAACGTTTTCAATGATATCTTCATCACTTTGAATATTTCTTATTTTTTTTGTTTTTTCAGATTTAGAAACTTTTAAAATGTTCTCATCTTTAAACTCTTTTTCTGATGACGAGGGAAACCCCTCGGGTTCCGCTCTTCGCTCCACTTCACTCTTCACATTCAAATCTTTGTAAATCAAATATTTTTTTATGTAAGGTGTGTTAAAATAGAACAATAAGAAGTTAGAATCGATGAATTTGTCTTCAGGTTTACATTTTATTAGTAACTTTTTACCTTTCAGATTCTCTTGATTTAATGAGCTTTTATCAAAATTCTCGATTAATATGACATTTTTGTTTACAATATCTTCCTCTGTAGCCGAATCTACTAACAACTTCAATAATTTTGAATCATTATTTTCCATATCATATTTTATCATATCCTTTATAAAATCTTCAATTGGTTTGTTAAAATCTGGAATAAATTCTCTTGGATACTTTTCAATATACTTTTTTATTGTTTGAGTATTGAAGTAGAATAACGTTGCTAGCTTAATAATGTGAGCATCGTTAATAGGAATCCATAAATATTTACCTTTAGGATCTTTTTTATCAATACTTTCAATAAGTTCAGTATTGTAAAAATCTTCAAGAGTCTTTATTTCGTCTATTTTTAACACATTGCTTTTCTTTTTACGTAATGAATCTTCGTATAACTTTTCATATTGTTCTCTGGTTTCTAATAAAAGAGTTAATAATCCATCCTTTTTATTTTTTTCTAAGCTTTCATACAATAACATTGTATCTTCAAGATCATTTTCAAACAATATTGGATTCTCATCATCAATTTTTTCGTACACTTGCGTAGACTCGAGTGATCCACTCTTTTTTTTGTTTTTACTTTTATCAAATTCATCTTCATCAACAATTGGTATAAATGTTTTTGAATCTTTTTTACTTGACTTCATTTTTTTTTGATTAATAAAATGCAAAGGAAAGAAAATTTTTCTATAGTACCAACAGAATTAACACCTTTTAATCATGTATCGGTTGCACCAATCTTTGCTGAAAGTAGACACATTAAACCACCATATTATGATATTTATGAAAATCGAGTAAGAAATGAAAAAAAATTATACACAGATAAAGATCAAGATCCTCGACATTTTCCTTTCAGTCAATACTTAACAGAAACAAATTTACTACCAGGAGATGAGTCAAGAGTAAAGTTGTTTTGTGATGGAAGGACAAGAGCTATGAATTATTACAATTCTAGTTGGATTAGAAATGATATTGAATTTCGAGAAGAGATGAGTAGGATATTGAAAAAGAAACTACAAAAAAGATTTAGACATGAATGCAACGATACTTTTTCACCTTATCAAAGTTTTTGAGAATCCATTTTTAGTTTAACATATTTTTTTTTTTTGTTTCTTTTATTTGAAAACCAACGTCTTATTTGTTTTTCATTTAAGTTTGTTTTTTTTATTAATTCTATCAATACCAGACTAGTTAGATACTTATTTATATTGAAACTAGATTGTAATTCTTTTTTTTGTTTTACAGTAAAAAGTGTTCTTCTTTCATTTTTTAAAAGAATTGTTGAGGCATACTTGCCGGAGGGTTGCCCGAGGGGCAACTGAGGGGCACCCGAGGGGTACCCGAGCTCCGCTCTTCGCTCTTCGCTCTCTACGTAGGCATACTTGCGTAAAAATGCGTTTTGTAATAAGTTGTAATAAGGTAATTGGATTTCTTTTAATGAAAAATCATTTAGTATTGAGTGGTATCCTACAAGATCGAATCCATTTTTAGAATAAAAAATAGAATTACCCGAATAGTATCCAGCCTTTTTAAGTTCTTCCATTGTATTCTGTTTCAAATATGATTAAAGTAAAACTAAATTTTCAATTGTAGTTCATTCTAAGTCCAGAATGTAATGGTTTAGAATATTTTGGTGACCCATCACAATTCATATGAGTGTTTTCGTCTGTACAAGCTTCTCTCGGATCTTTTTTTGCTTGATAGTTGTCAGAAAGATAAATATCATCACCTAGAAACATAACTGCATTTTTTTGATGAGCTGGTCCCATAGTAGTAGATATACAATCGTTTTTTTCCATTTTTAGTTTGTAAAAATTTAATTTCAAAAAGTATATTTTTTACGTAATCATGAATGAATCAGAAATCAACGAATTATGGAAAATAAACAAAACCATTTTTGAAATGTGTAATGATAGAAAGTATAAAGTAGAAAATAACAAACTAAATCAAGATCTTATTGAGTTTACTTCGTATTTTAAGAACAAATGTAACGGTAAAAGAGAAAACATCAGTTATTTGTTTAAGAAAATCAATTATACATACGCAGCCGGCAAGTATGATGTTGGAATATTAATATTGTTCAATTCGGATTTAGAGAACAAAATCAGTAAAGGAGAGATAGAACATTACAAAAAACAATTATCTAACGATCCTTCACTAGAAAAAATAATCATTGTCAGTAAAAATAAGATAACGCCTGCAGCAGAAGCTTCGATTAAAAATAGTAAGATACAAATTTTTTTAGATGAAGATTTGGTTTACAATGTAACAAAACCAGAACTAAATCCAAAGTTTTTCTTGTTAGACGACAATGAAAAGAAAGAATTGTTAGATAAGTATAACATAACGACTATTTTGTTGCCAAGAATGGTATATGACGATCCAATATGTAAATATTATGGTGCAGAACGAGGAGATATATTTAAAATAATAAGGGAATCTAAATCATCGGGAATCAGTATTTATTATAGGGTTGTTGTTTAAAGTTAAAGATTAAACGATGTGAAAAGTATAATGGAAGAAAACGATGCCGAAATCTTATTGTTTCCGAATAGTTTTGATCAAGCTGAAACTTTTACTCTATCAGAAGTTAGTTTTTTTTTGTTAAAAAAGGGATCAGATTCAAAAATGTTAGATTATGTTACAAGATTTGATAAAATAAAGAATATTGATAATGTTAAAGTGTTAAGAATTTTATTGGATGGGTTACAACTTCACAAGTTTGAAACTGTTCAGATGATAAACTTTTTACCAAATAGTTCTGAAGAATGTTTAATTCTTATTCCTTCATTAAAAAATAGATTTAAAGACGATAAGACAGAATTGAATAATCTGATTAAGACCGTACGTCTGTTATAGTTCCACCATGAGAAACTTGTGTTGGAGTATCAAAAAAAGCTTTTCCTGTTAGTCTATCATAACTTTTAGCAAGTGCTTCGCTAAACATTCCATCCAATCTAAGACTATCTCTATTGTATCTAGATCTTTGAATTATAGGAACATCTGGGTACATAACTATTGGTATATCACCTCTAAATGGATCAGCTTGTTGTTGAAGTAGGTCTTTTCTTATTACTCTAGGTGCATGGACTTGGAAACTATAAGAAATAGGATCAGCTACATCTACATCGTATGGAGTCACATTTGAAGATACGTTAGGTAATAAATCTGAATCAATTCGATCTAATCGATCTAAAGTTTTCTTTTCACTCCATGATTTGGTTAATGGAGCATAATTATTGTTTTCAAATCTTTCTGAATGAAAAGGGTTTGTATGATTCGTTTTTATGTATGGTTCTTTTGGCTTCAACAGATATCGTGCACCAAAATATATAAGAGAAGCAACAACAATGAATATTACGATTCCAATAATTAAACCGCTATATTCGGAAAAGAAATCCTTTGTTCCCATTTTATTTAGAGTATTATTTATTTGGAACGTTTTTATCATTTTGATGATTTAATATAGGATACTGAAATTCATCTTTGGGGGAAAGTAATACTACTGTTAACGTTGATTCCAATTACAACTATTGCAATTACACAGATAGCTACATTATGTTCTTTTAAAAAATCTAAAAATAAAATCAAACATTTCTTATGATTAATTCATTTTAAATCAATTATGTAAAATAAATGGCTGAAAAGAAATTTAATGATACAATTCTAATATTTTCTGAACTAAAAACAGTTTTATATTCAATAGTAGAAAGTTATAGAAAGTTGATACACATTGCACAAAATGATAACACAAAGTTGGAGAAACTGTGTAAACTGACTTCTGCTATGGTAGATGAAAAAGGAAAACTCGTTTATACTCAAAAAATGTTATCAAACGTTTCAGATAAGATAATATCAAAAAGTATAAAAGAATCAGAGTATTTTATGGTTTTCTTTTATAATGTTGACGTATTTATCAATTTTTTAACAAGTTTAAAAAGTATCAAAAGCATAATCAACTACAATAATCCTACATTAATGATCATTATTGAAACTTGGTTAGGAGACAGATACAATGTTAAAAAGGATGAAGCATTGAAAATATTGATTAAGGAACTAAGAAATGAACAAATGAATATTACAAAACATGTTTCCAGAGAATTATACAGCGATTTGTCAGAGGAGCATTTAAAAATAGAGGAATATAATGACCGTGAGGAATATAATGATCATGAGGACACTGAGTTGTAAAAAAAATTTATCTTCTTCTTTACATATTTGATTGTTTAAAGGAAATGGATTATCTTATCTATAGAAAGAAAAAATATATCAGTGGGATTCAATATGAATCTTTAGACCCTCGAGGCAGCGGCACTCTGCCTAAAAAGAATCCCAAAGGGATTCAATGGAAACCTGAACTATTATTTGTAAACTTGAAAGACGAAATCGAAACAGTTGAAGAACTTTTGAAAAAGGTTGATTTGTTATTAGTTGTTGAAGATGAGTTTTTGTGCAGCATGGTTAAGTTTTTGAATCTAACAAACGAAAACAGTGAAAAGAATAAAAATATAATTAAAGCTGTCTGGTTATATATTAGAGAAAACGAGGAATCTTTAAACATTATTGATGTTGTAAACGATTTGGAAACAGTTAAAAAAGATAAAAAAGCTTTATATATAGAGACTATACTCGACTTTCATGTTCCAAGAGTAAACAATATCTTGAAAACATTAGCATATTCTAGATTATTAGAGGATGTTAGAGATATTAAAGATTTAAAGATAAAATACATCAATGACGTCATTAATCACAAATACCCAGAAGAAATAATTGATGATCGCTTTGAAGATATAAAGGCTACAAGAATAATAATAAAAGAAAGTGAATGTAGGATTCTTATATTGACTAAGATAAAACCTAAAATAATGTTTTTTAGAGAGATTAAATCCATAAAAATAAGACTTTCTAAATTTGATTCAAAACATACAGAAACCATGCAATATAAAATTTTAAACTTCAACATTGTAGATTTGAAACAAAACTTATATAGAAACGATTCAGTTTACTCTAATGTAAAGGATTCTATGAATAATGGCGACATTTATATAAAAAGTTTTTTAGGTGGGGAGGGTGTTGTCAATATCTCCGTAAAAGAGTATTTTACGGAGATATTCTTTCAAGACAGTGAATGGAACTATGATGAACAAAAAGAAATAGTTACTCAATTGTTTGAAAATTTCATTATATTAGGATGTAGAAAAATACATATTAGAGTTGATTTTTCTTCAAAATCTAAAATAAATGTAGGAGACATATTTATAATCTTGGATTTAATAACGTCGGGTGATAATAGTCATCACTTTTACATGAACGAACTAAAAAATGTTACATTTTCATACGACGAGGCTCAAAATAAAAAGAAAAAAGAATTAGAACCTAAAATTGATATATCTGTTGGCAAAACATCATTTTATATTTACAATATCAAAGTAAACATAATAAAATCGATAGATAATATCGTTTTTAGAATTGAAAAACCGTTAAATTCAACAATTCATCTAGAATTTATACAAAACGTTTTAAACGAACTAATAACCAACTATGATATCAAGTACAACGATATAAAATTGTTCTATAAGTCATTATTAACTACTAAACTTGTACCTAAAGTCGATATGAAGAAGGTTAAGATTCAAAAAACTAAACAATTAATAAGTAAACTTAGAGAATCTGACACAAGATTTGATGTACAAAGTTATACAAACCGATGTCAAAAGATTAAACAACCTCACGTATCAGACAGTCTAGATGAATTCAAAGATCAAATAAAAAAAGATTTAATAGAGAAAAAAAACTTTTGGAGAAAAAAATTAGAACTAAAAGATGATCAAGAGTTAAGCATAACAACATTTCTTGATCATCCAAAGTTTCAATTAGAAATGCTTTATTGGAAGTTTCCTGATACAGACAAAATATATCATTGTATCCCTAGAGACAATCCAAATGAAGGATATTTTTATCCCTCATCATCTAATGATATAGATCTTCCTTGTTGTAACAAAATATATAGAGCAGAAGTAAAAACAGATAAAAATGTTATAAAGGCGAATCACATCTTTGCAGCAGAAAAACTATTAAAAGACAATAGAAAAGGTCATCTTCCAGAGTTTTTAGCAGGATTGGATAGTAAAGATCTTTATAACAGAGAAAAGTTTAGTTTTCCATATTTTAAGAACATTTTGTTACAATCAGAAAGAAACTATGGTGCTACAGATGTAACTATTAAAGACATTATGTTTAAAAACAAAGATTACTTGAATATAAAAACAAAAGATCAAATAGATAAAATTATTGAATGGATTGATGAAGATAGTTCAAAAATAGATGATTATATTAGATTTATAACCTTTTTGATAGGAAAGAATATTATTATGTTTAAGTTCAAAAGGGAATTCAATTCAAATGTAATCGAATACGAATCAAGTTTGATGCTTTTTGAAAAAAGTATAATTGTTATCTCTTATGATGAGGATGATGAAAAATCTTATGAAGTACTAATTCCAAAAAGTGGAGTCACTACTTATGTACAAGATAAAAACACTAGTATATACACTTTTGCACAAATGGTTGAAGATTTAAAGAAGAGATATCAAATTACATTTGTTTAACCTTTGAAAAGAAGATAAAATGAACGAATATTCACAAACCAATCTTGTTGAAATGTATAATAAGATAAAACCAATTTTTTGTTGTTCTAACAATCCAGATAGTAACTTCCCTAAAAAAAATGATGAATCAGATGTTTCTTTTCCTTTGAGTATCGTTTCAAGACCAGATAATAGACTTGAAGATTCTATTCAAAACATAAATGATTTCTCAACAGAAATGTGTTTTTCATCACCTTTAGGTTATTATATCGAGATTCATGGAACAGATGAATTATTAAGAAGAGGATATTTTTTACCACAACCAAAAATCATTCAACCTAAAGACTCTTCTATTATCAAAATCAAGCTTTACAAATATCAAGACGTTGAGGATTTAACATTGCCATTTCATTCAGGTTTAAGTTTTATTCTAAAGAATTGTAACTATGCTCATCTAAAGAAACAAAAAATCGATTCTACCGAAGAACATACACAAACGATATCAGATCATAAAAACTTCAAATTTAAAAACCAACAAAAAAATAGTAATAGCTTTTTCGGATGATCATGGTTTAGGTTAGATTCTTCCTAAAACATAAATCATCGATTCACGTTTAGTTTTTAGTTTTATTTCATCTTTTTTCATCTTATAATCGCCAAATCGTTTACGAATGAGTATTATCGGATTATCTAAGTTTTTATAGTCTGATATTATCTCATCACACAAATCTCCTACACAACCTGATAAAAAAATAATAATCTGTTGATTTTTATCTTTAGGCTTGACGAATGTATATAATGTTTTTATTTTTGTGTTATACTTTTTACACTCAAACTTAAAATTCTCTGACAATTTAGGATCTGCTAATATATTGAGAGTCTTGTAATCAGAGTTCACGATATTGATTAACGATTCAAAGATTAAAAACTGATCTCTATTAGATCCAATACAGATTCCATACACCATTGCACCTTTTTCTATATAATCTGTATCAAAATTGTATAATTTTAAAAATCTTTCTTTCCATGGTAAAAATGATGGAATTATCTGTTTCAATTGTAAACATTGAATAGGTGGTAATCCTTTTATAGACTTAAACTTGTAAGACATTCTTTTCTTGAACAGCTTTATAGATTGTTTAAACATAAAAAGGATCAATTTGGTAAAATATTTAAACAAAACTTCAGAATCTAGAGTGTATTTATGAAACTTGTTCATGAGTCTTACTAAACATTTGTATATTCTATTCCAATTTTGATAAGATTTTTCTTTTTGTGTAAGTAATAGTTTTTTTATAGTTATGAAAGAATTTTTGGGCAAATCTTCTATACCGTAATCAATTGATAAGTAACTCTTTGGATAATCTTTTATCATTTCTAACAATGATGACTTGTTTAGATTTACTCCAATATAGATTTCTAATTTATCCCATTTTATTGGAATACTTACAGAACATTGAATCCCGAAGGGATTCTTTTTAGAAGAGCGAAGCTCTTCACATTGAATATAAAGTTTCAAAAGACGATTAACTTCTTTTATATCTCTTTTATGCTTTTTTTTTAGATATACATTCATTTCACTAGTTGAAAACTTATTATATCGTATATCGTATAACAACTTTTGAAATTTTGACTCGTTGTTAAATATTTCATCCCAATCTATTTTTTTATTCATCAAATTTCTTATAGACAAAAAAAATCACTAATAAATTGTTTATACCTACGTAGAGCGGAGCAGAACCCGAAGGGTTCCCCGGGAACCCTCGGGTACCGAATTTTTTTTTTGCTAATATATTACAAGAAAACAAATAATAAAACACCAGAAGTCACTAAAATCAATAATGCTATTAGAATTAATGCTTTAGTCGAATTTGTAATCGATAAAGATGGTGCAGAAACATTTTGTGTTTGTGTTCCGGGAGCTCCACATCTTTGGGTTATTGTCACATCATTCAATGATACTTTACCTCCAGCTTGAATGTTTAAAGCGGTAGAACAGTCTACTATCTGACACCCACCACCTAAAGCTCTAGTCATAGGAGTTGTTTGGTATCCTCCGTTTATACATTTTCTATCATTACACAACGGATTATAGTTAGCAGCTGTTAAAGGGGAGTTTATACAAGAACAATAAGGGTGATCCTTGTTTTCAGAACAAAACAAATCAAACGCTTGATCACATTTACCCATTCCATCAGCACTCATACACCATTCCAAACATTTTGGGTCAGATATGTCTTGACCACAATTATCCTTCATAAACTTAGAACAGTTTCCACCTGAACCACACCTATCCAGACATGCTTGAAAATAATCCTCTGGATTAGCAACACTAAACATCTTTGGATCATTACATATTCCATCTTTAGTATTATTCAAAATTATAGATAAAACACCACCAGACGGCCTTGATGAAGTACCATCTCTCATTTGTAGATTTATTCCAGATGTTTGTCTGACATCCCACATACTTGCTGCTGAACATGTATCATGTTTAAAACAATCTAATAATCCTTTTTTCAATTTCTCTCTTACGTTATCAGCGCTGACAGAATTAGGAGGAACATCTGCAGAGTATAAATAATTACCAGTAGGTACCATATGCCAACCTAAAGTATAAAAATAAGGTATATCCCATATATTTCCAGCCATTTGATAACTCTTTTTAAACTTAAAATTATTTTTCATCAAATAAATGAGTTATGTTGACATATATAATAACAGAGTAACGTGGGGAAACCGAAGATACTCAATTCTCTATCCATTTGGATACAATTTAAACAATCCTTACTTAAACTGTGGAGATGGAAACTGTTATGATGTCAACGGAGAACTATTGAACCAAGTAATAGCTAGAAAGCATTTAATGTTAAGAATGTTTCCAAGAACACCTTTTGAATATAATTTACCATTTAGATCACCAGTAACATTTGGTTCTTTTTTTAGGGGTATAAACAAATCTTTACAAAGAAGAATTCCTTATTCTACTTATGATACGAGAGATTTAAATACTTATTACCAAAGATGTGGAGATGGAAACTGTCCATCATTTGAAATTTGGAAACAAAGATATCGAAACTTTGTAATGTTAATGAGAAATAGAAACATATTTAACGGGCTTAAAAGGAGTGGAAGTGGTACTTACGAGTTAAAATTGTCAAGTTCCAAAAGAAAACGAAGTTCCAAAAGAAAACGAAGTTCCAAAAGAAAACGAAGTTCCAAAAGAAAACGAAGTTCCAGAAAATAAAAAAAAATAAAATCTACTCTAAACACAGCACAACACACTATTCGAGGGGTTTATATCTACTCTCCGAATTGGAGGTACATCAAGTATCTTTTGTCGGTATAGTTTCCATAGAAATCTTCCTCGGCTCTTTTGAAAGCGGCTTCCATATTACGAAGGTGGTTTTCCATATAAGCGAGGTCCTCGACAATTTTGAAACGTATTGCTTCATAAGTTTCGATGGCTTCCATATGTTCATCTAGTTTCGTGTTGAAACTGATGATCTGGGCAGTTTTGAATCTCTCGATTTTCTTTTTATCCGCAAACTCGGAGAAGTTTTCCAGCTCGATTTTGTCCTGCTTTTTTTGATCTTTCCAAAACCAGTCAAAACTTTTTGGTTTTGAGTTCAAATGATTTTGAAGATCGATCTCCAATTTGGTGACATAGTCTTTCACTTTCACGATGGATTCCATGTGAAACCTGAGGTTTCTAAAAAGAAGAGCGAAGAGCGAAGCGGGATATACTGAATTTGAAGAAATTAAAAATAAATTTTGATAAAAACTGATCAATTATGGTTCGCGATTCATTGAATTCCAAAGGCCTCCCCTCGACGAGGAGTAACCTTTAGTCTGGGCAGCGTGTCGCTGCCTACTCCGACGAGGGAGCTCTTCGCTCTTCACATTAGGAGAAATTCATGATTAAATCTTATTTTCGTTTATAATCGTCAAAACTATCATATTGATCTGTTCTATGAAACTTTTCTTTTTTTAGAAGAGCAAGGAGTTTGCTCCGAGCTTCGCTCTCGCTCTTCGCATTAAAGAACGGATCGCTACAAGAATTGAAATACTTGTTAGAATATAATCCGTAATCAGGTCCATTTTCCGGATTAAAGATCACAATGTTTTTATTTGTTTCCTCCATATTTATGTAAGGACGTAGTTTTCTAACTATTTTAAAGTTTTTATCGAATTCAAATTCCATTTCTTATTTAAAACTTTTAAGATGCAATTCTTAAATAAGATACTACAGAATTGTTTTCTATTCTGCTAAAACAAACTATTTCACCTTTTTTAATGTCTAAGTACCTTCGTATATTGTCTTCGGGTTTAAGTTTAGGAAACATTTTTACATTTTTATAGAACAAAACCATTTCATTTACCTCATCTTCATTTAATATCCTTATTTTTGATGGAATTAAATCATTATCGAAAATATTGTACTGTAATTCATCGATAGAAAGAAATTCTATTTTGATGTTTTGAAACTCATCCATATATAATTTAGCATTGTTATCAGAACCTGGTGATTTGGATTTATATATGATTATTATGTTTTTCGTAGCGAATTGTTTTTGAAACTTCAAAGACTCTGTTATTTTTTTTAGATTTTTAACTCCCAAACACGTAATCCAATATATTATTGTTACATTTGATTCTGATTCTAGTCTCATATATGAGGAACTCGTGTACCCTCCTCGAACATTCGTATTTTTATCTTCAGGTTGCTTTAATATATGAACATTTTTATCTTTATAAACATATTTTCTCATTTCTCCTCTTAGTTTACAATATTCAAGAATATTTTTTTTACTTTTATTTACAAGAAGATCGTTATTCATGTTTTGGATTTTTATATCGGGTTGGTTAAAATAAAATTTATTTTTTTTAATTCCTACGCATACAACAAAATGTCGACAGAGTTTGCGTTTCATATTGAGTCTAAAGAAATATATTGGGGACAATTTGATACTATTTTAGAAGGAGTAGGGTATTCAACTAAATGTGATAACGATGTTATGAAAGCTCCTAAAAGTATTGGATCAACTCATTATCAAGTTGTACATCAATATAAATGTAGAGCAAAAAATGGTAAATGGATAAAACAAGTTATCAATTTTAATGACGATAGTTTAGGAATATCAGATGTAGATTTTGTTGTAGTATGTCATGAAACAGTTAATCCACTTGAAATCATAAAAGAATCTTTAGAAACGACTTTTTCAGATGAACCTGATTATACTAAGGATTGTAGATATATTAACAGATACGATTGGGGCTATATTACTAGAACACATTTTGATAGGTATAAAATGTTTGCAACCAGTTTTATGATGGTTGACAAGATTTGGGCAGATTATGTATACAAATTTTTAACCGATCCATTATTTGAAGTTTCTGAGAGTTTCAATGTGAATCCCGAAGGGATTCTAAAAATAAGAGCGAAGCTCGAGGGGGGGTCTCCGAGTTTCAATGAAAAGTTGAATAAATGTTTAGCCAAACTAAAAACAAAAAAAAAAGTAGACGATGATGAGTTGGAAAAAATATTCGATAATGGAAAAGTTTTGGAAGATTCTCTAAAAACTTATGGAATATTTGATCATACTTTTAAAGAATATGATTGGATTTATGGGAAAATGTTGTTTGAAAAAGAAACGAAAGATTTAAAAGCATTTGTAATCACTAATGAAGGAGACACTTGAAAACAAAATTAACAATTTTGATTTTTTTTCTATTTAAAATGGAAGAGACCAAATGTATGATAAACGGTTTTCCTAAATGTGGTACTTCTGAATACTGTTATTCTGATACTGGTGATTGTTTTTCAACATCTGATAACGGTGACCCAAATGAATATGATAGCAATATACATCTTATAGACAGAAATATAAAGTTATTTGGATCAGATCTGATAACTTTTATGAACAATAGACTCTCTTTGTATAATATGGGACCTGGTAATGAAATGAATTATTTATACACTCAAGGAATGTTAGAAGGATTAAAAAAAGATGAATTAATAGATATAGCTGAAGATTATGTTACATTTAATGTTAGCAAATATACTAAAACTGAAATAATTAACATTATACTTTCAACAATGGTAGAAATCGATTTTCTGTGTAATATAAGAGGAGATATAATGTGTAATAGAGAAAGTTCTTATCTACCTCAAGAAAGTATAAAAAAATTACCTAGAGGTAAAACTAGAGAAGATAATGATGATGAAGAGGTTACGAGAGGAGGAAAGACATTATTTGATGTTGCTCATCAATCAGAAGAATCTGAATCTTCAGGAAAACGAGATATGGCATTTTTATGTGCTCAGGGTGCTCAAGGTGCTCAAGGTGCTCAAGAAGTTGTAAGGAGAAGTGATGAACAAGACAAATTGAAAAAGGAATTAGAAGAAGAAAAGAAAAAGTTAGAAACTATGGTAGAAAAGGTAAAAGAAATAAAGGAATTGCAAAATAAACCTCTAGAAAAATCACGCATAGATCATACTGTGCCAAAAATAAAAGAAAAAATAGACAACATTAAAAAGGAAAAAGAAGCGTTTATGGAACAAATAAGTGATCTATATGTTTCATATATAGATGCAAGTAAAGATGTGAAAGATAAAAAAGAAATATGGCAAAAAATTATGAATTTTTACCTTATAGAAAAAGATTACGAAACTTCATTGGAAAGGTATAAAAAACTTAGTATGGATTTAATGGATAATAAAAGTGAAAACGAGAGCTTATCAAAAGTTGATGGTACTATTATTACTTTGAATGGAGTAATAAAAACGTATAAAGACAAAATTGAATATGATCAAAAAGCAATCCAAATGATTTCAAATGAAAAACAAATCTATAGTTATTCGAGTATGGAGAAATTTAATAAGGATGATGGATACGTAAATATGATTTATTCTGGCATTGCTACTGCTAGTATTGTTGGTAGTATGATTATAGCGGCAGCAGGTATTGTTGCTGCTTATCGCGCTTTAACTGGTGGTGGTGTTGGTGTTGGTGTTGATGACATTACAGCTGATATTGATGCTGAACCAATAATAGCTGCAGCAGGGACAGCGGGGTCAGCTGCAATGGCTGCAGCAACAAAAATGGGATCAGCTGCAATAGCTGCAGCAACAAAAATAGTTCCATCTCTAGCAGCTGCAGCAACAAAAATGGCACCATCTGTACAAGCGTTTACTGAAGGTGCAATTAATGCGGCATCTTCAACTATGATACTACCAGTAGTTGTTGCTGCCGGTGCTATGGGTATGGCTGATATGTCTGAAAATATTGATGACCTAACGAAACTAAGTACAATAAACAAAGCTATTAGAATTGTACTGATCCAAATATTAGAGAATAGATTAGAAGGAGTAGTAGATTCGGGAAAAGAAAACAAAGAAATGAACGAATATATTGAGATAATGAACAAATTGGAAAAATCATTATATAAAATGGATCTTACCATGGTTAAAAACGATCTTAGTAAAGATAGAAAGAAAGAATTATCTAAAATTTACAATAATGATATTGTATACTTTACTGATAGGATAGGAGAAAACCAAATATATTTGAAATCAAGTATAGATTTTAAAGAAACTGTAATCAAATTAATGTCTTCAGAAATCGAGAAAAATGAAAGAGTTGAAGAGTTGAGAAAACAGTTAGATGAAATGGTAATGTCAAAATAAAATTTATATTTAAAACGGTTTAAAAACAGATTTAATCAGATAAAATGATAACTGATTTACCTTTAGAAGTACAGGAAAAGATTTTTACAATATTAGACGTAAAAAATTTTTATAAATGCAGATTGTTATCAAAAAACATTAATAGTTTGATATTGAACGTATCTCCTATTAATATACCGTTATATGATAAAGTTTATTCCAAAATACAAAATTCAAATAACTTTTTCAAGATTATAGTATATAAGGATGAAATATGTAACAGATGTTCATACCTTGACGGTAAAATAAACTGGCTCAAATATCCTACAACTTGTACATGTAAAATTATATTTGAAAGGACTATTATGTATAAAAATCAAAAAGATTTAAAAAGGTTTTCATATTTTTACACAATCTTGAAATGTCTAAGGTATTCGTTAAAAAAGTTGTTAGTTAATAGTTTGAATAAATTGGTGATCAACTTTATAAGAAACAATTTCATAAACTTAGAAGTTCTTACAGTTGATTCTATATTTGGAAACGAATGTTCAATGAAAGAAGTTTCAATATTATCAAAAAATGTAAACTTTTCAGTTTTTAAGTTAAAAGAAAAAGATTATTGGATAAAAAAGCTTAAAAAGGCTAACATTGATATAGGAAGTTTTAATAACATAAAATTGGTCCAAACACTTTTATGAACAAATGAATAAAGTTTTTTTTTTTAATGACAATTCGTTTATAAATGTTTAAAACAATCGTTTTATCTGCTGGAGCAGAGAAAGGAGTTGGTATGCTAGGTATCTTACATCGTTTAATCGTGAATAAAAAAATATCTCTAACCCAAATTGATAATTTTGTTGGGAGTAGTGTTGGAGCAGTAATATGTGCTCTTTTAACAATAAACAAGACTCCTATTGATATATTGTTTGATATAGTAAAACTTCTACCAATGTCTTGTTCAAAAGAGAAAAACAAGATTTACTCGTTATTAGAGAATCATTTTAAAAACTTAACATTCTTAGACTTATTCAATTCTACAAAAAAAAATCTTGTTATAACTAGTTTTAACATTTTAGAAAGGAAATCAGAGTTTTATTCTTATAAAGTTTCACCAAATAAAAATGTTTTTGAAGCATTGAAGGAAACCATTTCAATTCCTTTTTGTATGGAGGAATCATTCAATCAATCTTCTCTAGATGGATCACTATGTACACCATTTCCAATAAAACATTGTAAGAATGAGAATTATGGTAAAATATTTGGAATATACACATATCCTGCATATGATAACATATTTCAAATTAGAAATGTTTATGACGATATCAATGTAATGTTTTTAAGTTTGTTTAATTTGATATTGAGTTATGAGATAGCATTCTCAGATAAAGAGGATTATTTGATTGAATTGAAATATGAAGCCAAATATGAAAGATACTTTTTAGATTTTGAAACAGCGTTTAATTTATTTTTTTTAGATACTACTCAAATATAAAGCATTAGATTCAATAAATCCTCGAAACTTTATCTCGTGACTTTAAAGATAAAAGTTGTTAATGACTACAAATCTTGACATTGAGAAGATAGAAATGAAAAATAATAAGTACAGATGGACAATGTTGTTTATTTTAAGTGACCCGAAGAGCTAAAAGCGAGGGGCACCCGAGCTCCGCTCTTCGCTCTTCATTCTTCTTTTAGAGTTTTATAATTGTCGTTTACTTATTAAAAAGTCAATTAACTTATCATTATTTTTATATTTAGTTACTAATTTGTGAATTATAGATTCTTTTCTATAATCTATATAACCAATATCAGCACCATTATCAATTAATACGTCTAAAAATTTTATTTTTAGATCTTTTTCAATATTTGAACAGAATATTAAATTATAAATGATAGAACCACCATTGTTCACATAATTAACGTTTGCACCATATTCAATTAATAATTTCACTATTTTTAAATCGTTTATCGTTAAATATCTTCGTAAAAGAGTATTTAAAGGTGAATCATTGTTTAATAATTTATTAATATGATCAACTTTAGCTCCATTTTCTAGTAAACATCTAATTATTCGTATAGAAGTTTTTTTATTTTTTAAAACTGTTTGAAGAACAGAGTTACCTTCTCTATCAATATGATTCACATTTAATCCTTTATCTATCAAAAGTTTATATATTTTTATAGATGATATAACACTATCCTTCATAAGTAAAGATCTTTTTCTTAAATCTAATTCATCAATATTAGCACCTTTTTTGATTAAATATAAAAATAAATCTTCAATATATTTGTTTTCAAACTCTAAACCAAATAATGGATTCGGCGAATCTGGACGAAAAGTATCTGTAAACTCAGAATTGTTTATATCGTTCAAATTGATACCCATTGATGGTGTTTGTATATATTCAAGGGTTTTATATTTAGCAAGTAGTTTAAAAAGGTTAATTGAATCTACATCCTTTTTTAAAACTTTATCATATGAAATGAATAAAGTTTTAGGATCCATAAAAATGATAGATTTATCTATTTTACGTTCTTTAGATCTCTGAAGAAAGTGTGGTCTGTTTATACTACAAGTTTGTTCTGAATTAATACCTAAAATAATTGAATGTATATCAAAAGTATAATTCATTCCTAATATACCAACATTAAAACATTTTATTATTTTATCGTTTTTAAATAAATTATTGAAATTTTTACACACTTCTAACATATTCATATAACTTGAAACATCTAAAAACTTAGACAAATACAATAGACAATCATCAGTTAATTGTAACATGCTATAATTAGGTTAATTCAAAAACGTTACACAATATTTTCAATTCGTATCAATAAAATTTATTTTTTTAAATTTTATAATGAATAGTTGAAATGCGAAAAGCAATGGAAAATCATGATGAAATCGTTCAGCTGTTACACGAAAACTGTTATGTCTTTCGAAATGTTTACGAGAACAATGTTAAAAAGCTAAACATTATAAAAAAAAAGATATTAGACGTTCAAACAGAACGGAGAAACTATTATGCAGTTGCACGATGTTCAGGGTTACAATACGACTATTATCATAAAACTCTGAAAATGAAAACAGAATTGAAAGAATATCAAAAGGAAAAAGAAAATCTTGAAAGATTATGTGATATAAATGGAAACGATTTATACAAAGCCTATCAGAAATTAGATTCAATTGATCCACTTATAGTTTCTGGAGAAACTTTACGTTTCATTTAACCTTCAGTATCGTATCGCTCCTAAAATGTGAATCCCTTTGGGATTCAATGAGTGATCCTATACAAAATATATTGGTATCAACCCTACATCCCATAATTTTAACCAATATTTCACTATCTTTTTCAATAATTTTAGATTCTGAGTCTGAGATATATTTTTTAGGAATAAAACATGTTACCATCCCAATCTCACAAAAAATACCAACCTTGGTTACTTGACTAACTACAGCATTTAATACTTCTCCATTGAAAATTGTAAACACAATAGCTTTATACTTGACTAAATAGTTAATTGTACCTCCAATTTGTATTACTCCGTTATCAATACTATCAATCGTAGTCACAATTATTATAAAACCATACTTTTCATTACAAGTTCCTACTATTTCCGATGACAGTTTGTTTTTAACTGTTTCTAATACATTTGGTCCTAAATCTTTAGGATGAACAAATACATTATATTCTAAAGAAATGTGATAAAACATTTTTAAATGGATAGAATGCTAAAGACGAATTCAAAATTTATTTTTTTTTGATTATGATATTTGAATACCTAAACCCGCAAGTATGCTTCCATACTTTTCTGATCGTGAAGAAATTGTTGGCAGATCTATTTTCTTCAGAAACAATGAAGAAATCAAATCAATCGAAACTCTTTTAGCTACATCAAGAATAATTGGATGTGTAAAAACCCAAATGATCACCGTATCAGAAGATATGAATAGATTAGACGAACTTGAAAAGTTTACCATTGGTGTAAACATATCAGGGATCAATAAATGTCAATTTGTAATCATTTGTGATTTTTATGAGGACACGAGTTTAAACGAGTGCACCCTCGAACTTATTGGAAATGAAAAATGGAGTTTGAATAGTTTTAACGAAAATGTTGTAAAAATACTTTTTATAAGCGTTCTTACCCGAACTAATAACGAAACGTATCAGAATTCGTTAGTCAAACTACGACAGTTTACTCGTCATATAGGCAATACAATTGTAGTAGTAATGAGATGTTCTGAAGAACAAGAAAGAATCGGGTTCTGTGATGTTTTATCATCAGTTTATACGAAGTTTTACAAACACAAAGATGCAGATCTTATATCTATGAACACTGAAATAAGAGGATTAATACATAAAAAAAATAAAGCGGCTAATCGAGAGTGTAATATTAAACTTTGGGACTCATTTAAAACTAAACTGATTTTCAAACCCAAAAAGGTTTTAACCATGTTGTAATCATTCTTCAGATTTTATCAATGAAGGAACATAATTATACGTTTCTTCATCGTCTTCGCTCTTCACATTTAAACTCGGACTTCGTTCCCTTTCAGGTTTCACATTGAATCCCAAAGCTTTACTTTTCACATCATATGTGTTTGGTTCTTCTAAAAAATGTTCATCTTCTTGAATTGTTTCTAGTTTTAAAGTTTTTTTTGTCTTTTTATCTTCCGTTCTTGTAATAGGAGTTTTTAATTTTTCATTATCCATTACCAAATCAAAAGATCCAGTTCCACATCTAGCTAGTTTACCTAACATAATGCTTTCTGAAACACCTAATATCTTATCACAATCTGAATGTGTTGCAGCGTCTACTAAAACATCTAGCGTCTCTTCAAAAGAAGCTTTTAATAATGGTCCAACTTCTTGTTTATTGATACCGTGACGATTAATAGACATTATTTTACCGTTAAATGTCATCACATTACACAATAGGTTCAAATGTCTAGCGTTTACATAAGTTCCATCAAAACTTATAACTTTGTCCAATTCAATTTCTAAACTTTTTTTACAAGCTTCAACACCGAATACATTTAAAATCTCTATTACATGATTAGAAGTAGTTCTTAATATATCAACTCCATCTACTTTCAATATTTTTTTTAGTGCCAATCCATCTGTTTCAAATATATATTCATCATCTATAGCTTTAAATTCACCGTTTTTATCAATACAAATCTTTCTTTTATCACTTTCTGGTTTATACATGTAAACTTTAGATATTTCTGATATTCCTTTTACAGTTAGTGTATTCAGTTGAATCTTAATATTCTTTAAAAATGCTTTATCATTGATCATTGGTTCCTTTTTTGTCAAATTTAAAGATATTGTATATCCTTCAACTTTTACATCAAATGGAAAAATTTCTGTAAGATGATTTCGTATACTTTTTTCTACGTTTTCCATTTTAATGTTTCTACTGTTCATAATTTCTGAATTCAAATACAGCTTTAGAATAATATTTTCACCTTTATTGTCATCATATTCATGTTTTGAAACTATTTGATGAAGTGTTGTTTTTTCTATATTATATAGAATTTCCTTTACCTTATCAAAATTGTTAGCAATTGATTCAACAAAATATATTGTATTACTTGGTGTTTTAAGCTTTTTACTCACATTTATTATTTCTTTTAGTCTAGGTATACCTAGAGTGACGTTTTTTGAAGATACACCGGCATAATGAAATGTATTTAGAGTCATTTGTGTTGCAGGTTCACCTAACGATAAGGCTGCCAAAGGTCCGACCATTTCTCCAGGATTAACAATAGATTTGAAAAACTTTGTTTGAATGTTTCTAATTATCTGGAAAAATGAGTTTCTATTTAATTTATGAATGTCAATAACTTGTCTACAACATAGTTTTGATCTAATTAATATGTTAATCAATAGTGTGGCATTGAATTGAACTAGCTTTGATATTTTTTCTTTACCGTTATCAATTATTAATCTATTAGATAATTCTTTTACTTCACGAATGATTTCTAATGGTTCTAATGGACATTCGTTTTTAGAAGTGGGAAACTTTATTTTTGCATCATCTATTAACCTTTCAATGTTGCAAGGCAAAACTACGTGAGAAACATCGTTTGGGAAGATAAACATTCTTAATACTTTTCTGTCTACTTTCAAAGTTTCCCATTCTTCATCTAATTCTTTACAATTTTTATCGTTTTTAAATCTAAAATTGAATTCAAATTGTAAGTTAGATACTTTAAGTGTTGGTAAATCTTGAAACTCTAAAAAACATCCATCTAATCCATCATCTCCATATATAAACTGAATTATTTGATTTAAAGAGTTTCTAACTGTTCCATCATATCTAACCATACAAGTTTCCATCGATTTGATTAATCTTCTTTGAATATATCCAGAATCAGCAGTTTTTACTGCTGTATCTATAATACCTTCTCTTCCTCCCATAGCATGAAAAAAGAACTCAGTTGGAGATAATCCAGTTAAATATGAGTTTTCAACAAACCCTTTAGATTCTGGACTATAATCATTCTTATCAAAGAATGGTAAAGTTCTGTCCTTAAACCCAAATGCAATACGTTTACCTTCTACATTTTGTTGTCCAACACACGCCATTATCTGGGCTATATTGATTTTAGATCCTTTAGAACCTGAAGTTACCATAGCTTTTAGATTATTGTTGTTACTTAAAGATTTTTGTGTATTAGATCCACATTTATCACGAGCTTCGTTTAAAATCAGATTTACTTTGTTCTCGAAAGTTTGTTCAATAGTGTTTCCAGGAGCTGCTAATAGTTCACCTCTTTTAACTTGATCAATGTTTTCTAAAACTTCCTTTTTAGCTTTCCTTATTGTTTCAGATATAATTTTATGTGTTGGATAATCGACTATTATATCTTCAATTCCAATAGTATGACCTCTAATAAGAAGCCAATTGTTGACTATCTTTTGAATATTTGAATAAAATGTAGATGATATATTGTCATCAAAGTCTAAAGCTACAATATGAATGAGTGAACTATTTATAGGTCCTAATGTTTTTTTACATAAAGTTCCACATAATAGTTGACCGTTTCTAATAATAACTTTAGTATCTTCTTCAGATAGCCATTCTTTAATCATTCTACTCTCTATGACTTTAGATTCTATATCAGTCGGGTTATACTTAATAATCTTAGAATATCCTGGTAAAATGTACTTTTTTATGATCAATTCATCTTCTTTTGTATTTTCTTTATCAGGATGTTCTGAATTGTTTCTTATTATGTTTACATTACCTGGTATAACAATTGAAAATAGTTGTTTACCAGACCATAATGTTTTGGGTTTTAATATACACGGTAAAGGTATTTTACCGTTCCAATCTTTAATCTGTAACAATAAGTTCATAAAATCATTCTTTTCAATAAAAGTATCTCTTTTGGTTATATATTTAGATCCTAATAGAGCATCTTGAACTATTCCCATAACCGGTCTATTAGATTGAGGAGTGAGAATATTCTTCGATACCATGAAGATTTCTTTGGTTTCTGATTTCGTATTCAAAGATTGGGGAAAATGTAAATTCATTTCGTCTCCATCAAAATCAGCATTGTATGGGGTAGTAACAGATAAATTGATTCTAAATGTTGACCAAGGAAGAACTCTTACTTTATGACCCATCATAGACATTTTATGTAAAGTAGGTTGTCGATTGAAAACAACCAAATCTCCATTTTTCATATGTCTTTCAACTATATACCCATTTTTTAGGAATATTTCATTATATTTGTTTTTTTTAAGATCTATTATAGATTCATCGTCTCTAATAATATATCTAGCTCCAGGATAATCGGAATCTCCAATTAAAACCAGTTTTTTCAGTTCATCTATATTATCTGGAGTTACTATTTCAGGGAACGTTAATGTCTTTGCTATACTCTGTGGAACTCCTATTTCGTATATTTCTAGATTAGGATCACCTCCTATTACAGTTCTAGCACAAAAATCAACCCTTTTACCCATTAAATTGTCTCTTACTCTTCCATCTTTACCCTTTAATCTTTTTTTGATACCAACTAATAGTCTCCCATCTTTATGAGTAGCAGGGGTTACATTAGGAATTTCATTGTCAAAATAAGTTGTAACATGATATTGTAACTTTTTATTCTCTTCAATGATCATATTCTCGTTTTTTTTTTCGTTTACAATTGTTTCTTTTATTATGTTCGAACTGTATACGATATCATGTAATTTGAACGTTAAATCGTCTTGACTTTTAGTAGCTCCTGAAGTAACTGGAGGTCTAACTTGAGGAGGAGGAACTGGTAATACAGTAAGTATCATTCGTTCAGGTCTACTAAACATCGGATCCATACCTAATATAATACAATCTTTGTCACTAATACCAACAAAGATGTCATATATTCTTTCAGAAGACAAAGTTTCACTCTTTCCTTTCGAATAATCTATAACAATATAATGTCCGGTTGAATTGGTTAGTTTTTTATAAGAAGGTTGTTCAAAGTCACATAATCTCACACTTTCTGTATCAGAATTATTCCCTCTTACATTTTTACATTTTGGAACCTTTTTTTTCATAGTTAGCTCATAAATTAGAGTAAATCTTTTTTTTGGTCTGGTTTTGGTTGAGTTTAATATTTCTAACATATCAGAATCTGTGGTGTTTTTTAATATTTTTGAACATCTGAAACACACACATCTAAGATACATAATGATCTGTTTTATGAATTGAACGTTAATTATTTTTGTACCTAGTTCAATATGACCAAAATGTCCTATACATTCGTATCCTATTCCATTACAAGTTTTACATTTTTTTCCTCTTTCTGTAACACCTTGCCTTGGATCTAACAATCCGTTTTCCTTTGGTTTACCGTCTTCATTTATTTTATACGATTTCACTTCAACTACTGATTTTTTTCTAATTTCATCTGCACTAAAAATGCCAAATTGAACTCTTTTGATCTCTTTAATAGAATTTGAATCCATTGGGAAGTAGTTTAGATTTTAGTAAAATATTTTTAAATTATTAAGCAAGAGCAAATAGAGTCTCTAGTTCGGAGAAAAGGGAAAACAATTTGGTTACTACATCGTTAAACACTTTAACATTGTCATCATTGTAAGTTTTTAAGACTAAAATGAACTTACTTTCTGATGGATGAGGAAATTTGATACCAGAAAATTTAACCCTAGGATCTTTAGACAGTTCTTCGTTCAATAGATTAGCTAATGTATGATTTTCTTTAACAATAGTGTACACAAAACAATTGGTTTCGTTTTTATCTTCTATATAAGAAATCTTTTTTTCACCTTCAAACAGAATAAAAGAATGATTTGGAACCGGTTTATTCATTTTTATCTTCTAATTCGCATTGAATCCCAAAGGGATTCTTTTTAGAATCTAATGATTCACATTGAATCGTGAAGTTTTTAAAATATTTAATTAACCTTGACGATATTGTTTAACAAAATCCTATTAGGAATGTAAGTATAGCTACCATCGGAGTTAATAAACGGTGTTCTTAACAGTCCTGGTTGATCAAATTTTAAATCTGGATATACCTTAGAGTAATTTGAAACTTGTAAAGTATCTCCAGTTTTGTATTGTGGATACAGATTCAATATTATTGTTGATATAATATCAGATGCAGTATCTCTGATTAAAAATGAAATACTACCAACAATAGTAGCAAAAATAACAGCAGTAGGTAAACTATCCATTATAACTAAAGAAAAGATAATAAAAACTAAAATACCTAAAGTTTGAATGATTCTTATCTTTGAGGTAGATAAATTACTCGTTTTCAATCTTTTATTGACATAAAACATTATAATGAGAAGAATTATCGGAATTATAACACGATGCATTTTATTTAAAACGAATTAAAAACATTAGGCACAGAGCATTTTTCATACTTATTATAGTATTCGTTTTTAACTGATACATAACTTGGAGTCTTTTTGTTTAGTCTTCGGTTTACAGAATCGTGCGCCATGTATGCCCAATAAAAACATTCCTCATTACTTCCTAGATATTTTTCCAACTTGAACTCTTCTTTTATTATTTTTTTGAAATGATCCTGACAAATCTTACATGGAATGAATTTTAGAATAGAGTATATAAAATTCTTAAAATCAGTTTTTAAATGTGGTTCATAATTAGCCGCGCTAAAATGAATAATCGCCCATATTTTAGGTCCATACTTTTCAATTCCACTCGTTTCTGTCTTCATTTTTAGAAAAAAAAATTTATTTTAGCACATTTTTGATTAAAAATAATAAATAAAAGATGGATAAAAAAAATGTATCAGAAAATTCGCTCAATATTATCAATGAAAATGAAATGTTGAAGAAAAAAGTTGAAGCATTGTTAATGGAAAACTTGGATCTTAAACATCAAGTGACTGAATTATCACTTTCTTTACGATACAAAGAAACGATCGGAGAAGACAAAATAAATCAACTTGCTGAGTTTGATTATGATGATCTGAAAGAAGAAAGTTCTTCAGATGAATCAGAAACAAACGTATTACAGTATTCTGACACAGAAAATAGTTACAAAGAGGATTCAGATAACGATAACTAAAAATTTATTTCTTTTCAGGTTATTTTTTTGTTTTAAAATGGGTGAAGAAGTTTATTTAGATCTTATCAAATCAATTTTAATAAATGGAGAAGACAAAGAATCTAGAAATGGGAAAACATTATCCTGTTTTGGTACTACCTCAAAATATAATATTTCTAATTTTACTGTTCCACTGTTAACAACAAAAAAAATAAACTTTGACGTTATTTTGAAAGAACTGTTATGGTTTATTAGTGGAAGCACTAATAGTAGAGATTTAAAATCTAAAATATGGGATAAGTGGTCTGATAATGGTGAATTGGGACCGATATATGGTTTTCAATGGAGACACGCTGGAGAGGAATATAAAACTTGTTACGACAAATACGAAGGAATCGATCAATTGCAAAACATAATTGATACGATTAAAACGGATCCAGGTTCTAGAAGATTGGTTATTGATTCGTGGGATGTATCACAAATAAATAGAATGAAGCTACCACCTTGCCATTATAGTTCTATATTCTCAGTAACCAATAACAAAATAAGTTGTCATCTTATACAAAGAAGTGGAGATATTGGTATAGGAGTTCCATTCAATATTGTTACATATTCTATTTTAACTCATATAATTGCTAAAATGTTGGATTTAGAAAGTAAAGAATTGGTTCACACGATAAGTAATGCTCATATATATTATCCTCATATAGAACCATTAAAAGAACAGTTGAATAGAAAACCTTTTATGTTCCCGAGGATAAAAATTCCTAAGTATAATGACATTAATGATTACAAACTTGAAGACTTTGAACTAATTGGATACGAATCTCATCCTAGAATCAAAATGGAGGTTTTTGAATGAGAGCGAAGCTCGGGTCTATTAAATGTGTCCTCGGGTAAACCCCCTTTGGAGTTTAATTTATTTTCCTAATTGATTTTTTTCATATTTGTTAACTATTTCCATCATATAAAATGAATGCTTCCTTCAAAACGAAATATTCGATTCCAAAAATTGTGTTGTTGAATGAAATTAATAAGAAAAAGAACAATATAGAGAGAAAAAAAAGATATATTGAGTTTTTAAAGTATGTTTATACTGACTTTGATTTGTTAAACAATGAACAAGATGATCTAATTAATGAAAAAATAATTCTAAATTCTTTACAATTAAGGTTTAACGTAGAAGACTAATTTTTTTTCATTTACAATCGTATATCATCGACTTTTTAGTCTTTTTTTTCTCTAATATTCTATAATAGCAATAATGACAGTATATAATTGTTTCTTTTATTGTAAAAGTGTTTTCTTTTGTACATTTTGGACAAACATAAGTGATTTGATCTTCGAGAATATGATTGTCCATACTTACGCAGAGAGCGGAGCGGAACCCTCGAGTAACCCTCTTTCTTTACTCCTACGTCAAGACGGTAATTCTAAATTAAATATTCTTTTGTATTGTAAATAGTTCCACCTCTCTCTATATACCACTCCAATCGCTTATTCCAATGGTTGATAAACATTGAATGATCATCAACAAAATCAAATAAGCAAAACGAATATTCTCGAATTCTTCCTTCAGCTTGTAATATTGTTAACACATTATCTAACATAATAATGGTTTGAAAAGGATAATATTCTTTAGACTCTTCTGATTTATTTGTATGATTAGGTGTTATACCAGTATGAGATGAACAATTTTTATCAGAACACTTTATTATTTTATCACTTCCCTCGTTTTTATAAATTTTAGAATGAATATCTATTATACTCGATCTTTCATCAAATCCAACTCCTATTTTACCAAATGTTCCTATTAATATGCTCGCATTTGGACAATATTTATCTTTGTTTCCATACTTCGCATCGATATGGTATCTAGTTGATAGTTTTGTGTAAATGTATTTCAATGTAGGAACATATTTTGTTAAAATAATTGTTTTGTTGTTAGTATTCTTTTCTTTTTGAAATTCAACTATTTTATATATATTGTTTACGATATCGTCTAATCTTTTAGTGTTTTCAGATAATTTGGACAACATTTTAGTGTAATCTAAACGTATTTTACCTTTTATAAATCTTTTCATCTCTTCAGGTTTATATCGTAAGAAAATTGGGAAAACGCTTATATTCTTGATTTCGAATCTGCTTATTGTTTGTTTGAAGTAATGATGACAGAATAGATCTATTCTATCACTGGCAGAAAATGCAAAAAGATATTTAGTTTCTAATGAAAGCAGTATTTTTGTAAAGATTAAATCTGTATTCATATGACATTCATCAACAATGACCATATCGTAACATATTCTTTTATCTTTTTCTCTGTTTATCTTGTTCCAAAAACTTAGTTCCATACTTATTTCTATCAAATCTGAATCTATCGTAAATAAAGATTTTTTGACATTTATCCATTGTACTTTGATATCTTCTCTTGGTATTAAGATCAGAGTTTTTAGTTTGTATAGGTGAGCCAAAAAGAGACCAATAACAGTTTTTCCATATCCTGTTGGTAGATTGAAGAAACACGAATCACTTTTCAATTCTTCTAATACTTCTTTTTGTGAATCTCTTAGAATATCAAAGTATGAAGAATCTTGTATCTTTAAAAGTTTAGAAGGGGTTTTATATGCAAAAGGAATCAAAGTAAGGATTTTATCGTTCTTGCTAGTATAATTTATTAATGTTTTATGAGTTTCAGTTTGTTCATCATATATTGTAAGTAACTTGTTCAATATTTCATTAGGTTGATTGAATAATGACGAATTATTGATATCACAACTCATTTTAAACAATAAAATATTTAGTTTAAAAATGGAATCAGAGATTCTTTTGAACAGAATAAAGGACCATGAATACAAGATTAATGAGAATATTGCGGATTCGAATGGTTTTAATATAAAGGATTTGGTTTCTGGATATGAAGAATATAAGTTTGGGTTCTATAAAAATCTGATTCCAAGGAGAAAAGAATATTTAGACCCTTTTAACACAATTAGACATTTATTATTCTCTCACTTGTATAACTTGTTGAATAATGAAATTAAAGAAAAAATTAAAGAAGGAGATATAAACTACTCAATGGCAAAAGAATGTGTTAAAAACAATCTCGAAAATAAAAATTTGTACGTTAATACTGCTATAAATAGTTATAAGAATGTAATATTTCATTTAGAAACACTTTATATATCAGTTTCATATTTTAAATATCTAATTGAAAAATATAAAAAGTTTATTACAGATTTAGAATCGATAGATGAATATATGTTTAAAAATTGGGTAGACAAAGTAATCAAAGAATCTCAATTTTTTGATACTAAATGTGATAAAACTTTTAAATACAATATCATCAAAAACAAATTTAAAGAAGCTATTAACGATCAAACTTATAAATCTATTTTTCTTTTCAATGATTGTTATAATCAATGTTTCAGATTCTTGAAGATAAATAGAAATAATACACCGTTAGAAAAAGAAATCCAAAATATTCAATTAGATTGCATTGAAAGACTAAACGACAATACAGATGTAATTGTAGTTCAAAATAAAGAACAAAGTTATAAAGTTATAAATGGTAAAATGAGAAAACAAATAACTAAACATGAATTTGAGGTTATACTTGCCGGAGCCCGCGTAGGTATAAATCAATCAAATTATTTGACATTATTTAAACCTTTTAAGTTTGAACTCAATATGAAAGTCGAAACAACTTCGGGTTTCAATATGAAGAGCGAAGACAATGTGAATTTTATACGATCTAGTCTAATTGTGTTAGCGTATCATGAAAACAGATATAAAAGTATGTTAATAAGTAATTTGATCTACCCACAAAAAAATGGAATTCCACAATACAATCCTAAAGGCAAATATTATGTTAAAATGTTTTTGAATGGTTTTTGGAGACTTATTATGCTTAAAGATATGAAAAACATTTTTTGGGTCACATTATTAGAAAAGGCATACATAAAGCAAGTAGGAAATAGTATTTCTAATTTTGAATTTGAATGTTATAAATTTACCGGTTGGATTCCTGAAGTCTTAAATTTGAATACATTAGAGGACAAAAAAATATTTAAAACAAAAGTGTTATATTCAATATATTTGAACAAAATTAACTTTTTATGTGGTATTAGTTCAAAAGATAATAATTCTTATGCTGTTTTAGATATAAAGTTGAACAATGAGAAGGATTTTTTTTTATTGCTACAAAATGCTTCTAATCATTTTTGGATAAAGGTTGATAATATGTTTCAATCTTTTGATAAGTTTGTATGTTTGAGGAATCCTAAAACATACAAACACAAATATGAAATTCATAATAATTCTGTTTCAGACACTCAATTTGTAGTCAAATCTGTTCCTCAATTATTAACTATTTTTTTTACACACCATACCGGAGAGCTTTACTCTGGAGTATTTATTCTTTCAATTCGTTCAACTAAGAATAAAAAGGATATAAGAGCACATAAAATAGGTAGCGATACGATTCTTTTAAACTATTTAACAACTGAATATGAAAATTTGGTTTCTATTGATAGAAATGACGATACATTTGATCCATTTTCATATACAGTTCAAGTTTATTCCTCAAAATCTATCCAAGTTTTAAAATAAAATTTTTTTATTTGCTAATTTTTCACATTCTTCATTCTATGAAATGTTCTTCAAATGTATGAATTGGTCTAAAATATACTCACCAAATGTTATTTTTGTTACAGCTTTTGATAAAGACAATAAAATACGTAATATCGAAATAAAAGGATTTAAAAACGTTTTGTTTATTGAAGTAGCAGAAGAAAATCACAATGAAAATGGATTGTTACAATTTATTTCCTATTTAAAGAGAAAAAACATCAGAGTAGTCGATAATAAATGCAAAGTGACTAATAAGTTTACATTATATGGACATTTAAACATTAAATGTTTTGAAGTTTATGTTGAAGGAAACATTTACATAAAAGATGAAGACAAATACACTGAAACCAATAAAATTTTCAATCACAATATTATCAACAATGATATTGATGAGGTTGTTAAATATGTTTCGTATCGAAACATTAACTTTTGTGATTGGATTGAGATAAAAAATCCGGTAGAAGTGAATTCTGTTATTACTTGTAGTTATGATGACGTTTATCCTGTAGATATTGATCATAAGATACGTTGTATACAAATTGTTCCCACAATTTTGTATTTTGATATTGAATGTGAAGAATTGTTTAAAAACGATGAAGATGAAGATGAAGAGGATGAATGGATTGATGATGATGAACCAGAAGTTATTTTACAGATATCAATAATAGTTACTTCGATTGAAGATACAAAAATATATCTGATAACTCTTTATGATGTGGATCCTAAGTTTATTATAGATCCATTTGAAGAAGATGTAAACACATTTTCTGTAAACATTAATCATGTTAAGATTATCAAATGTAGCTCTACTAAAGAGGTATTAGAAAAGTTTTTTAATATCATAAAAAAGGAGAATCCTCAAAGAATTGGAGGATATAACATTTTGGAATATGATTGGACCAAAATATTAAAAGTGTGCAAACGCGTCGGTGTAAACGAATTCTTATATATGAGTGATTTATCATGTAGAATTGGTACAAGGAACACAATAAAAAAGTCTACTTGGGAATCAGCGCAACAACAAAGAAAAGAGTTCCAATACCTAAAAATTGTAGGCAGAAGTAATATGGATGCTATACAACATGTGAAAAAATTTACTAAACAAAGTAGTTTTACTTTAGCAAATGTATCAAAAAATGTCTTCCCATCTGACAAAATCAGAAAAATGGATGTTGATTTTAGAGTAATACAAAAATTATCAAAACTAAAAAGAAGATGTGACTGTTTTATTGAAAGAACAAACAACACAGCTGAAAAAGATCTTTTGAAAAAGTTGTTATATATTGTCAAAGATTACTTAAAAATGTATTGTTTTTTAGAGATTATTTACAATTTTCTTATAAAAGTATTAGAATCTAAAAGTATTGATGAGTTTTTAAAATGTTTCATAGAACCATTTTCTATAATCGGAAAGTATTGTATTGTAGATAGTTTATTATGTGTATGTTTAACAAATCGTTACAGTATAAACGAAAACTGTCAACAATTTTCAAACATTTGTTACTTGTTACCAGAAGATGTTTTAGTTAGTGGTAACCAAAAAGGAATTATTAACATTTTATATGAGTTTGCTACTAAAGAAGATATTATATTAAATAAAGCAGAAAAAGAGTTTGATATGCTCAACAAATCAATATCTGACAATTTAAGCGGAGCTTATGTTCTAGATCCTGTATGTGGATTACATAAAGGCGTGATACTTTTGGATTTCAATTCTTTGTATCCAAACATAATCATTAACTATAATATATCTTATGATACTCTACTTTTAGAGAAAACTGAAACTTCAAGAACAATAACAACTAAAGAAGGTGGAGAGTTTTATTTTGAGCACGAAAGTGTAAGAGTTGGTTTGTTATCAAAATTAGAAAAAAAACTAATAAATGATAGGAAACTAACCAGACATAGAATAAGGCTATTAAAAGAAACGGATAAAGAGAATCCACAAATATTGAGTTTAGAATGTAAACAAAATGCTCTAAAGATAATAGCAAACTCGGTTTACGGAGCTACAGGAGCTAAAAACGGCAAAAGAATTCTGATGCCTGCTGCTGCCAGTATATGTACAATCGGGAGAGAATTATTAGCAAAAGTAAGAGATTTTGCTCAAGATGATGGATATACAGTTTTATATGGTGATACAGATAGTATCATGGTTAGTTTGAAAAGTGATATTATGAACGATTCAAAACTGTTTTTAAACGATTTTGTAAACAAATTGATAAAAACCTATTATACTAACGAAGTAATATCTTCATCTGGACAAGAATTGATCAAAAAGATAATTGAAGAGTTACAAAACAAAAAATATTTAGGTTTATATGGTGATTCTGACACTTTCACGCACGATCAGAATTCTTTATACATTAATAAAAAGACACTCAATTCTGATGTAACTGATCCTAACATGTTTATCCAATATTTGGTAAACACATCACTTAAAGAATGTTTTCCTTATGATACCGAAGAGAATATTATCAAACTAAAAAGGGAAATATTCGGATTTACAATTGATAATTTGTATACAGATAATAGATTCAAAAACTTTACAAACTTTAAAATCGTATTCAAATCAGAATGGAAGGATGTTGTTAAAACGATTATAAAATCATATTTTGAAGACGATGTCTTTAATAAAATAGAAGGATCAGAGTCTTTTTTGGATATTGATGAATTTATTGTTGATAATGGTAAGGAATGTTGTTTTTCCATATCAAAACTGTTAAAAAGAAGAGTAGACATCATAGGAAATTCTCTTTCAAAAAAATTCACAAGTAAGATAAACGAATTAGAAAAAACTGAGTTTTATTTGGAGTTTGAAACGTCTTTTGAAAACTATTTACTCATAGGTAAAAAAAATTATGTAGGAAGTGTTTACGATTCAAACGAATTGATTAAAAAAGGTGTTATGAGTGTAAAAAGAATTTATAGTACAGCTGAAAAGAACATCTATGATGATGTCATAAAACAACTATTTGGAGGAAAAAATATTCTAAATAATATGGCAGAATCGTTTTTATCGCTATTCAATTGTAAAAAAACATTTGTAAACGATTTTATACTGTCGATGAATTTTAAAAATTTAAAATCGTATGCAAAGAAAAGTATTCCTGGATTATATATCGATAAAGATGGTAAAAGATTCAAAATAGAAGGTGATAGTAGAGAAAACATGAATAGGTTAATTTTTAGTAAAATAGGACCACACTTAGCTGTTGCTATTAACTGTTTTAAAAGAGACGATCCTATTCCAAACAATAGTAGAATTGAATATGTTTACTTTAGAGATAGTTTAGAAGGTAATTTTATGAAAAACAAAAAGTCGAATAAGTGTGACACATATGAATATGTTTATAGAAACAAGAAAAAAATAGACTTCTTAGAATATTTAACAAAACTAATTCCTCCTTTATGTAGAGTAATTGAAACAATAAAAATACGAAAAGCTCAAACTCTATCTACAATTCAAATACATATTAAACTAGCAAAAATATATGAAGAAGATCTACCAGACATAGATGATGTAATAACCATTCATCAGCTAAGAATGGTTGATAAAGAGCCTAAAGAATCAATAGCAGAATCTGAGAATGAAGACGAGCCCGGTCCTTCAACAAGCAAAGATCCTCCAAAAAATTTACCTTCTAAAAAGATCCTTCTAAAAGGTATCGACAAAACAACTTTATTACAAGAAAAAGGAATAAAATATTCTAACCTAAACGATAGAAACACCATTATAAAGAGTCTTAAGAGTTCTGGGTATATTGTGGGCTTCAAACAACCCGTTATAGACAAGTTTTCATTGCTATTACTCAAAAGATATTACTTCAACAAATATAACAGAATAGTAGATGTTGAAGTAAATAACGAAATATTTGATGCCAAATATATAAAATCCTTATTTTCAATCCTAAACAGTAAAAGGATAATAAAAATCATAACACCAGTAAGAAATATGAAAAGAAACGAAAACATAATAGAAGATATTTATAAACCTCATGAAAAATATAGAAAAGTGATAATAAAGATCAATAATTACTTCCTAAACAACAGTAATATGATAATGGATGAGACACCGGTTTATGATGACGAAGGACATATCCTATACAATATGGTTCTGAAAAACTTATTACTATAAATTCATTTTAAACACATTTTAGAAACAAATGACAACTAGATTTATTTTTTTTCTATTGTTTTCAGTGTTAGTTTCACAAAACTTAAGACGATGCAGTAAAACTTTGATTCGTAGGTTAAGTATAATATGTAATCATGAATACAGAAAAGGAGATATAGAGGATGGTAATATAGTAAAAACAGAAGATCATAGTACAATTGAATCTCATACTCACGAACCATCTGAAACTGAAACTAAAACTGAAAACAATGATGATTCACTTGTAGGTAAATGTTGTAGGAAATTATGTTCTTATGAGACTTTAAAATCGTACTGTAAAAACGATTGAATCTCAAAGGTTTCACATTCATAGAGCCAACTTTAAAACGATAAATATCCCTATTATCCCTAATATTATCGCTCCTATTATCAATATCGGTGCAGATACAATTGAACCTATAGCGTTACCTACAGAATTTATTATCCCGGCAATCGGGTTTTCCTCGGCTGATGTTGTTTTTTGATCTATAGTGTTTGCAATAGTGCTTAATACCTCTTGAGTTGCAGTATTGTTTAACATAGCATGGGCCATTACCGTAGCTCCTTGTTCCATGGTAATATTAGATAGGGTAACATTTCCACCAACAACTGCTGCTCCAATACTTTGATCCTGTGTAGTTTGGGTGATTAAACTCGTCGATGTTATATTCTCGAAAGAATTTGACATTTTATTGGTAATATCTGATGCAACGCTAGATTTTGTGTTACCTAATGCTGATAGAACAGCCTGTCCTTTACTTTCGGCATGTTCTGCAACAGCATTGCCAACTTGTTGAGCAACTTCTGCAGTCGTTGCAGAGGATGCTGCACAAGAAGCATCAACACTTACAGATTGTGATAAATTAGTTTTGTCTAATGAAAAATTACCACCAACGTGTCCAAAATTAATTGATTGACTTTGAGCTGTTGATGTTACACAAGACATCATAACTTTGGTAGTTGCGGTCATGGCTATATCATTAAGAATTTTAGAAGTGTTATTAGATTGTGTTCCTCCCATTTTAAGTTTAAAAATTTAGTTTGTTCACTTGTTTTATTTTTTTACTTCTGTTCATATGGATCAAACTATACCTACGCGGGCTCTGGCAAGTATACCTACGCAGAGAGCGGAGAGCGGAGAGCTTCGCTCGGGTGCCCGTATTTTGCTATCATCGAAAGAAATAATACGTAGAATATATATTGAAACCTATAAACATTTGGAGAAGAAAAAACAAGATCTTTTGAGAAATAACATATCAAAAGAGTATATAGAGTTGTTTATTTTACCATTAAATAGAAACATTCAGGTTTATCTTTCATCTAAACTTAATGACCTGACCACACAAAACGTAGAAACGAAATGTGAATCAATTTTGATAAAATGGTTAGCGTATGAAGTGTTTTTAAGTTCATCATATAGAATGGACATACAAAAATACAAAAAAAAAATGAGTGACATCAGAAAATTAGAAGAAATCAAAAATAATGGAATGTTAGAATGTAGACTAAAAGCTTTACAAGTTAGAGAAAGTGTATTAGAAGATGAATTAGAAAGTAAAGTTAAACAATTAGAAGAAAATGTTACCGAAAATTTAATTGAACAGAATAAACAATTGAAAAGAGAAAATGGTAAATTGAAAAAAAGAATCTTTCTGATGAAAAGACTAACCAAAAAGAAAAATGATGAAAACAGTAAACTTAAACATTTGATTTCTACAGATGCTACTGTATTTTTATCGTCTTATGATGTTTTTCAAAGTTTAACCGCTCTTAAGTAAAAGTTTTTAATAAATGTCTCAAAACGGAAAACCAAATAACCTTGATAACAATGAATTTACAGAAAATTTTGAAATAAAGGAACTAAAAGATAGTCTAGTATTCTTTAGAAAAGATGATCAAGCGTGTAAACGATTTAATGTTTTTTTTTCTAATTTATCGAAGAAGTATCAACAATTTGTATTTTATGTTACAAGTTTAGATGGATCGTTAAGCAAAAACGCTAAAGAAATGGGATATGATATCTACAGAACACCAAGTTTAGTATTTTTTTCAAATGGTAAACCGATTACCAAATATAACGAAAAAAAACTATTAAATGAAGAATCAATAGACAATTGGATAAAGGATTTAAACACAAAACACAATAAGAAATGATAAACTTCAGAGAAGAGGATTTTGTTAAAGGTTTCAATATCAAGATGTCTGGAATAGTTTTAATATATTTTAAACAAGAAGGATGTCCAGCATGTAAAGCTTTCGATGAAGTGTTTTTCAGAATGGAAAAGAACAAATCATTGCTAAAGTTTTCAAATATACAATTTGTTGTCGTTAATCTGACAACATCTAATAGAGTCTTACAAAAAGCCAGTGAAGGTAATATAGTGATCGATAAAACTCCAACCTTGATTCTGTTTTATGAGACCAAACCGTATGCAAAGTTTAAAGGAAGTGGAGGGGTTATAACCCAAGAAGATGTATCAGAATTCATCGATAGAGTGATAAAAGATGAAATACTAAAAAAAAAAATAGAACAATATGAGCCGTTAGATAATTCTTCAAGGTATAATATGCAATCTGTTTTTACTCCATCTAAAAAGAAAAACAAAAATATAGATGGAAAACTATATGATAACGAGTTTCATAATTCTCTTTTTGATAACTTTACTGATGAATCTTTAATTTTGAAGGGAAAACCTTGGATGCCAGACTTGAAACACAATAACTTTTAACCTGTCAAGCTACGCTACAGCATATTTTTGTAAAGCTTGTACCACCACCAATTTAATATAATTAGGATCTACCGCTAAAAACTTCTTTGCAATAAACGTTAGGAAAAAGAATTCGGTCAAGAATACAAAGAATAGAATAATAAGGTTTTCTGTAAACAATTCTCCATAGTTAATACAGTTTTTGATACTATTAAGAAGAACCTAAGCAAATAAAAATTTACACATTGAATCCCGGGGTCCACATTGAAACTCGGAGACCAAAGGTTACCTCCTCGAGCTTCGCTCTCCGCTTTTCACATTGAACTTTGTTTTTTATTTTAGAAGCTCTTCACATCACAATAAAAATTTATAATTATGTTATTTTTTTTATATTATGTTTGAAATGGATCCCATGATCAAATATTACGAAATATTTAAAAAAATAGATGACATTATTACATTCAATAATGTTAGGGCTACTTGTAAACAATTCAAAGATGTTATAGACTATCTTATAAAGAAAAATAAATATCCAAGAATAGAAATTGATAATCTATTTTTAAGAATGGATTATCGAAACAAATTATATTTAGACGTAACAAATGTATCCTTACAAAATTTTTTTGGTAAAAGAGCTTTTAAACTCGACAAGTTGAAGTATTTAAAATGTGATACCATTGATATTAGTTCATTTTACAATAGGAGTATTAAAACTGTTTTAGAGAATCTTCACACCTACAAAAAGATAATATTATACGATACTGTGTTCGAATTTGGAACTGAAAAAAATTATATTTCATCCTTTTTCAAATTGTTTGTGTATTTGAAACATTCTAAACTCTATATTACAGAAATACTTTGTTTTCTATACTACAATACAAATCTAATTTTAAAGATCCAAAAAGGTTTATATCAAAATGAAATAAAATGTGTGTTTTTAGATAAAAATTATGAACTTATGAAAGTTCTTATAGAATTGATGACTACGCAGGAAGCGAAGCTCTCGGATAACCCTCCGGCAAGTATACAATATATTTTTATCGATATTAACGTACCGAACAAAGACTATGTTCAGTTTCTAATTGATAGAAAAACAGATTTAAAGATAGAAGATACTCAAGGGCACACTTTAATGTATTATGCTTTAAAATATGATTATAGAGACATTATTTCACTTCTTATTGAAAATGGATATGATGTAGTAGAATATTGTGAAGAATGTATGGTAGATAAACTCTCAAACATCGAATATATTAAGTTTTTGATAGAAAGTGGTATTGATGTCAACAGAAGAGACAAAAACCATGATACTATTTTAACTTTTATAGATGAAAGGTATACAAATCTTTCTCCAATTATAAAACTGTTTATAGAAAACGGTTATGATTTAACAGTTATATTTTCTATAACTTCTGTGTTTAATGACTTATACTTGATAAAATATATCTTTGGCCATAAAGACTTTAGTTTAAACAATTATTTGAAAGACGATGTTTTTTATCAAACGTTTAGATACGCAGATAAAAATGTAATCGAGTTTATGTTAGATAAATTAGATTACATACCTGAAGATGAACAAGAATTTATTCGTTTATTAATAGATTGGAGATGGAAAGATATGGAAATGATTAGACAATTGTTAAGAAAACACAAAATATATATTGATGATGAGTTTGATAGAATTATAGAAAATATTTTGTTAAACTATCATGAAATGGATATTACACCATATGATTCATTAGATATAATCAAATGGTGTATTAAAATGGGAGCTAAATTATATGATAAAAACCATACATCTCCACATTTAAAAAATATTATTGAGTTTGTATACCCAGAACATCTAAAATTCTTTCTAGAAAATGGTGTTATATGTACACATTTCGATTTAGATGTTGCTATTAAAACATTTTTTAGAGAGGATAATAATGAAAGAGAACAAACATATGATATGATTAATCTCATTTTGTCAGGAGTCAATGTAGACCCAATTATGTTGAAAAATGTAAAAGAGAAATACTATTCAATTGTAAGTAGTCCTGAGACAAGCTTAGCTTACGGCCAACAGATTCAAAAATTAATAGTTTTATTGTCTAAAACAAATGCATCTGAAACCTGTTAACATTTATGACAATCTGTATACAAAAATACGAATCGACAATTTTACATCTGAAAACTGTTATTTTATTCAAACTGAGTGTTGTGATCATTTGATGAGCATACAACTCAAACCTTTTGAAATCAAATACATAAAAAGAAATATGGACGAAGATTTGTGGTACTACATCAGTGGAGACAAATATTACGATTCTCCTGTTTATCTATTAAAACTATCTGCCAATGTAATTGAGATAAGAAACTCTGCAAACCATTATCAAGTAGCTAACTTTTTCAATACGACTAAATTCAATAATTAATACGAAGTTTTGTTATTTTTTTTAAAATAATAAAAATGGTACGTAGTTTGATAAGCTTTAAAAAACGATTAAGTCTTATGAGAAGGGGTAGAAGTAGTTCAAGAAGGAGTTCAAGAAGGAGTTCACGAAGAAGCTCCCGGAGAAGTTCAGCTCGAAAACGAGTAGGGTCTCGTCGTCGGTCGCGAAAAGGGTCTCGTCGTCGGTCGCGAAAAGGGTCACGAAGGAGGTCACGAAAGAGTAGGTCTCGAAGGAGGTCGCGTCGGAGGTCACGAAAGAGTAGGTCTCGAAAGAGGTCGCGAAAAGGATCGCGTCGGAGGTCACGAAAGAGTAGGTCTCGAAAGAGGTCGCGTCGAAGGAGTCGGTCACGAAGGTCTCGATCCAAAAACAATTTTAAGAAAACACTCAATTTAATGAAAAGAAGTAGCAGAATGTCAAAAAAGACACTTAATTATTTGAAAAAACTAAGTAGGTAAACATCTCAAAGTTTTATTTTTAACTTATAAAAATGGAAACAGTAAAAATTCTTCTGAAAGCATTACCAGTATCAGATATCAAAAAGACTAGTTACTACAAGAATTTAGACTTTTCTAAATCTAAAACAACAAAAAGCAGAATTACGAAAACACAATTGATAAATATGATCATGAAACAATGCAATTCAGAGGTGAAAAGTAAAAAAACTCGGAAGGTTAAAAGGAAAACTTCTAGAATATCTAAAGCAAAATTAAGCTCGGCAATTATACCTACGGCAATTATGCCTTATTCATATAATCAGATATATCAAAACCAACTTATGGTACCTAATACTTGTTACTTTGGTCCCATTATGTCGAATATATATTCTAACACCATCAATCCATGTTATTACCCTACTAACAGTAGTTTAAAAATGGTAAAACTGAAATCTGATTACCAAGGGTCATCAGGGTCATCAGGATTTTTAGGTGGTTTAGGTGATGTGGCACAAGGTGTTGTATCGTTTATACTATACATGATTAAAGGAGTGTACTACGTTTTTAAATATACAGGGACTGCATTACTTAGTGCTACAGGATTTGTTGCTAAAGGTGCATTAACCGCTTTAAATTATATGGGAGTTATTGATTTCAAAAGTACAGGTGAAGAAACATTTTATAGAAGAATTGCCAATAATATCTTGGGAATATTTTTTAAAAAGGGAGAAACATATGAAGGGTTAAAAGCTGAGAATTTTGGTACCAATTTAAAGAAAGAAGGGGCTACAATTATTTTAACAAGAAAAAAGGGAGAAGAACTTCAAAAAGAAGGTTTTATAGAGAAATCACCGCATAAATTGGAAGACGTAATAATCACAGATGAACATAATGTCTCGGAATTTATGGAAAAACTATTACAAAAAAAAAGCTAAAGCTCAACAAAAGTAAAAAATCTTTTCGAGTATAATAAATGGGCGATTGTTGTTTTACTAAGATTTGTAAGTTTCCAATAGTTTATTCTACTTGTTACCATAATAAGTGTTGTCCAACTAAATCTACTTTAAAATTCACAAAAATGAAAAATGGTAACAAAATTAAACCACCTAAATATAAACATGTTAATTATCTCCCCGTTCCTAAGTTTAAAGGAAAATTTAATGACTCACCAAAACCTGAAGCCCCTGAAGCCCCTGAAGCCCCTGAAGCCCCTGAAGCCCCTGAAGACCAATTAAGGTTTCCAATTCCGATACCATTTCCCTTTCTAAAAAGGAAAAAAGTTGAGTTTAGAAAACCCCCAATATCTCAAAATCCTAAAACTTCTGCAGAAAGAACAATACAAAAAATGAAAGAAAGACAAGAAAGACTAGAAAGGTTAAATAAAAGAGGAACAAGACTTCCATTAGCAAATATGTCGCACAAACCCCCACAACTTAGATGGGGTGAAAAATGTATTGAAGAATTACACAATTTGAGAGGCCGAAACCGTTGGCTTACTGGTGTAGTTACTGGATTAATGACTGCGGGTAGTATCATGTATGGTCGATATGGTCAACCTGGTCGATCTAAACCAGATTCTAGAAATCGTCCTCCAATTCTTCGAGATGATTCAAATATATCAAACCTGAATAAATTATTTGAGTTACCATCATCCGGACAATATGACTCTCCATATCTACATAACCAATCTGTTCCAAAGGTGGATGAATTACTTCATTTATCAGTTTCTACCGGACAATATTACTCTCCATATCTACATAATATCCCTGCAATTGGATCAAATTATGAAAGATTTAACCAATTAAATGATATAAACAAACAATCTAGATCAGATAGTACCCGAGGGTTGCGAAGCTCTTCTAGTCCAAGATCTTCTAAGATTCCGAGTAATCAAAATGTTGCATTCCATATTCCCCCACCCAAACCTTCTAGTCCAAGATCTTCTAAGATTCCGAGTAATCAAAATGTTGCATTCCATATTCCCCCACCCAAACCTTCTAGTCCAAGATCTTCTGAGTCACCACGTAGACCTCTTACATCTGACGTTGATAAGATAGTCAGTTTAGGAACTACCCGTAAACCAATAGTACCCGGGTTTGATCGGAGGGTGATAGATGAGTTAACTGAGCAGTATGATCCTCATAGATCAAATTCAAATGCAGATGAATATGCAAATCCTAATGAATGGGAGTTTTCTCCTGAATCAGGTCGACGAGGTACACCAAGACCTTATCAAAATCCTCCTCCACCACAATCTGATGAAGACCTAGCTTATGTTTCACCAAGACCTAATCAAGACCTACCTTATAGACGACCTGAATCGTTGCCACCTATACGCGAACAAGATGAAGACGAAGTTAAAGTTAAGGGAAATATACAAGTTGATAAAGGATTATTTCAAACTGTTTTTATACCAGAAGATTCTAAAGCATCTGAGAAGGATATACGAGCATTAATAGATGCGCATAAAAAGAGAGCGAAGAGCGAAGAGCGAAGAGCGGAGCTCGGGTACCCCTCGAGTAACCCTCTCGCTCGGGAGCAAACGTCTCGCTCGGACAACCCTCCGGCGAGTATACCTACGCGGGCTCCGGCAAGTATACGACAAGATGAAAAACCTTACCGTTCTAGATCTCAATCTTATGATGAAATGATAAAAAAAATAGAAGATGATAGAAAAAGTAAAGAAGCTGATATTAAACGATTTAAAGATGACCTCTACAATATAAAAAGCCAAAAAAATAATGCAGAAAATATTTTAAAGATGGAACAATATTTAAAAACTCGGCAAAAAGATAACGAAGATAGAAAAGAAAAGAATAGGATAAATGATGAAAAGAAAAAGATAAGTGAACATAATAGGCAAAAAAAATTTTTAGAAGAACAACAAAAACTTAGTGATGATAATATGGCTCAACTAAGAAGTTTAAATGCATCAATAGATCAATTACGTAAAGATAATAAAGAAAGTAAAGCTAAAAGTGATAAAGAAATTGAAGATAGAAGAAAAGAATATGATGATACAATTAGAAAAAAAATTGAAAGTGATGAAAAAAACGATTTTTTTAGTCCCAGATACGGGAGTGGTAGAGTTAAACGGTCATATAATCCAGGTGGTCCTTTGTATAAAGGTAGTTTAATTGATGAGGATGGTGAGCTCGACTGAATATTTAACTCCAATCGATCGGTTGATCGCCAATTTCAATAAGTTTTTGATTTATGCTTTTAAAGATGTCAGATTTAAAAAAACCTTTATCAGCAGTTCTTGATGCTGGATGAGTACAATGAAATTTAAAACCTTCAGGGAATATAGAAATGAATTTTTTTGCTTTTGCACCAAATGATACACAAATACATTTTTCATTACCATTCTTTATAAACCTTAGTAAATGATCTATAAACGATTTCCACAAGTTTCCATGTGAATTGACATCGTTTTCGAGTACAGTCCAGGCAGAGTTTATTAAAAATACTCCTCTGTTCACCCATCGTTCCAAAGACGGATTATTCTTGTCTACTTCTATTCCTTCAAACTCTTTTAACTCTAAATAAATGTTGTTCAAACTATTTGGAATGATAAAATTAGAATCAGAACAAGGTTTTAGTCTGCAATGTGAAGAAAAAGCTATACCATCTGCTATTCCTCTTTGAGGATATGGATCCTGTCCAATGATTATGACCTTGATTTGATGTGGTTTTATCAAATGAAATATTCTAAACACTTCATGTGGTTTTGGTAATATCTTTTGAATATTCAAACCAATACTCAAATCATTTGATATTTCGAATATATCATCTTTAAACTCTAAAATGAACTTTATCCAATGTATCGGTATATTGTTGAACAAACTGTAAAATAGTCCATTATCTTTGTAACTTTCTATTTGTAAATCGTTTTGAACAAAACATGTATGTAAAGATTGATTTAGTTCAAACTTATCACTTTCAGATAGAAAGATTTCAATCTTTTTATTGTTTATCTCTACCACAAGTTTACCTTTTTTGTGTGTTTTATTTTTGAAGTTGTAGTTCAAAAGATATAATGTTTCACATTGAAACTCGGAGACCCCCCCTCGCTCTTCGCTCTCTAAAAATTCACATTGAATCTTAAAGGGATTCGCCATCTATTTAATTGAAAATTTTAGATATAACCAAAAAATTTAAATTTTATGTTAAAATCGAATATAAAGAACAAAAATGAGTGATGAAGAATCTGAAGAATCTGAAGAATCTGAAGAATCTGAAGAAGAAATAGATGAAATACCAGATACAACCGAATTAAATCCAAAAAAAAGATCACGTGAAAACAGAACTACTGTTCCTTTTCTTACAAAATATGAAAAGGCGAGAGTTTTAGGTGCTAGAGCTGTACAAATATCTCAAGGTTCTCCATTATTTGTTGAAAAGGAAGGAGAAACAGATCCATTATTGTTAGCTTTAAAAGAGTTAAATGAAAAAAAAACTCCAATAACCATTAGAAGATTCTTACCAGATGATAGTTATGAAGATTGGAGTATAGATGAATTAATAGTGAGATGATCATTAAAACAAAAAAAAAATATAAAATAAATGAGAAATTATTCGGATCGTGATTTGTTGAAATTGTTTCTAAAACAAAATCATAACAAACCAAGATACTACTCATGTTACTACAATTATGGTAATCCATGTGAAGAATATTGTTACAATGATGTGAAATCTAGCGTAAAAATAGTAGACTTCAAAAATAGAAGTCTTATTCTACCTTATGGAAAAGGAGGTAAACCTACTCGTAGTAATAGCTTAGGCAAAGCAATAAATCCACCTATCACTTTTACTTATGTATTTACTGGTAAAGGAGGAACTCCTGATGATAAGGATAAATGGTTCCATACAAGAGCTATGGAAAAATTTCGTGGTGAAAAAACTTAAAAAAGATTAATAATCACTAAAAGGACCGTATTTTTTTTTCTTGTCTAGTTTTCTATCATTAACTTCCCATATCTGTTTACATCCAAATTTCCATTGTTCTTTAATTGGTTCTGTTTTATAATAAAACACTGAATCTGTTATATCATTGCTTACATTGTTATGGATTATGATACATCCGTGCTCTCCAGTCAATTTTTCCATAGCGTTTACAAAAAGCTTTTCGTCTCCAAATACTCCCGCATAGTTCTCAAACAGTTTTTTTATATCTTTCATGTTAGTATACTTAAAAATGACTATATAAGTAGCTGAAGATCGGATAGAAGGAGGAAATTCTAAAGCATATTGACTGACTAATAATGTCATCATACACCAATGTCTAGATCCTTTCTTAAATAGATCGCTAAAAAAGTTATCGTTGAATGAGTTCTTGTTCATTGTAATATCATCTAAAATGTAAATACAGTATTTGCTAACGTTTTTAGAGTTTGCCATTCTTACCTGTCTTTCTTTTATAAATGCTTCTTCTGTTTGTTTATTAAACTCTGAATGAACGAATAAAGGAGGAAAGATTTGACAATATCTTTTATGTGGAGGTGGAACAGAACAAATTACTTTACAAATAGCATAATTGTTTCTGTTATTGTATACTAAGTTTTCTATAAAGGTCGACTTCCCAGACCCTGGAGGACCTAAAATTATCCAGCTACTACTTCTTTGAATGTTTCTAATATCAAATTCCTTTATTTTCATTTTTTACTTGTAACACTTTAAAACAAACATCTCAAAATCAAACTAAAAAAAATACTTTATTCATCATCCATTTTCGGGATTTGTATGTAAAAATAATATTTTTTTGTCATAAATATTTTTTACACTTATTCTCGTACATTCCTTCACACATCCACAAAAATCTATTTTTTTAAAAAGTTTAAAAATAGTTTTTAAACTTTTACAATCTTCACCTTTAAAAATAAATCCACCATACATTTTTGATGCTAATTTTTGAAATATACCTACGCAGGCTCCGGCAAGTATAGTATCTTCACAAGTTTTATACTCGCCGGAGCCTGCGTAGGTATAAATAATGTCATTACTATGAACGATGCATAAACATTTAGTTTCGATTAACAATTTTACGCTTTTTATATTTTCAAAGTCTATATTTCTTCCATATTTATTATTAATTACAAAATAATCTGGTATCCGCATAACTTCACAATAACTTATTAGTTCGTCACAATATAATAAGTATTCATTGAACATATATAAATCAATACAATTTTCATAATATTCATTGTCTTTATTAAATGTGAAACCTGAAAGGGAGCGAATACCATCTTCCTTATTTAAAATAGTAAGTGGAGTTTTATATATTAAATCATCTTTAATATGTTTTGGTAAAGGTAATTCGTTTACTAATTGTTTAAATTTTGTACGTAAACTATGATAATCATAATCTGTTTCTTTATGATTACTAAAATCTATGATACTATCTATTTTATTCTTGAATATTAGTTTATAGATTGATTTTTTGATCGAAAGTCTTGATTCATATTGGAGGTTCATCATTGAAGAGGGTTACCCGAGGGTTACCCGAGCTTCGCTCTCTAAAGATTCACATTAACTTAAAAAAAATGTTCACTTTATAAATTTTTTTACGTATCAATTGCTTTAAAAATATGTCTATACAAATGATAATCATAAAAATTTTGCATAAAATATAAACCAAAAGTACAAATAAACAATCCAATAACAGATTCTTTGAAACTAACTCCAGTTACTATCGAAAATGGAATAACGAATAAAAAAGGAAAAAATGAAACTTCTTCTCCATAAAATGACAGAACATGAAAAATTTTTTGTAGCTTTGATTTCATTTACAAGAGGACTATTTTCATTGTCACAATAAACTTCCTCTGTAATGATATTTTTCAAACTATTATTAGTACATCCTAACATTTTACGTTCTTCCATGAAAGCGTGGAGAAGTACAAAAATTAGAAATAAAATTATTATAACTTTTAAAAGATCATATATGTCATCCATTTTAAACGATGCATAAAAATTTAGTTTTCATAGTATCAGTATTTATATACTCGCCGGAGCCCGCGTAGGTATACTTGCCGGAGCCTGTAAAAAATGGAAACCATTGCTTCACAATTGTCATACTTAGATAAAAAATACATTTCTTTATCGATTAATGGAGGAAAATCTGATACAGATGATACAAATGAAATATGGTTAATAGATGTATCGGGTTCTATGTCATCTTCGATACGTTTTATGAATGATGTTTGTAAGGAACACTTCAACAAAAGATTAAAAAAACCATTTGTTATACTGTTTAATGATTCGGCATCTTTGGTCGATGATATATTAGATTTAACTGCTTCTGGAGGAACAAACTTCCAATCTGCTTTTAATTATCTTAAATCCCTTATAATAAAGCAAAAGTTAAAGAATCCATTGGTTCTATTTATAACTGATGGAGAGGATAGTGGAAGCACATTACAACTAAATGAATACGTTAATGATGTGTTGCTTCAAGATATAATTGAGTATAATATCAGTTTTAGTACAATTGGATATGGAAATGCTTATGATTTTCAAAGTATTAAAAAGATAACCGAAAGTAGAAGTACAAACACTTTTCAATTATGTAAAAGTGTACATGATTTAGAAGAGGTTTTTGATAAATTCTCATCGATGAGAGGTCAAACGTTTAATCTAATTGTAAAATCAGAATCAGATTCATGTAAAAACTTCACAGTTGATCCAATTAAAGATGAAATATTTTTTGAACACGATGATCAAACACTTATTGTTAACGATATAAAAGTAGTTCCAATAGAAAAAGAATTATCTGTTGATGACAAATATAATATACTTGAATATGAAATTAAGAAGCTATTAGATCATGAAAATCCGAAAGAATTGTTATCTCAATATGATAAAATATTAGATTCTATACAAACAGAAAAAGTTGACAACAAAGAAAAAAGAATTAAATATGCATCCCGATTTGTGATCATCAAAAAATTAATTGGGACCATATATAAGTTATTAGCTAATGATTTACCTCAAGAAGAACTTTTAGCTGGTAAGTATTCAATAAGAACTGGAGTATCTAGGTTTGATAAGAAAATTAATAAGACCATATTATCTAACCAAAACTCTACTATATATAAAAATATAGATGATGAGTTTTCAAAACTTGATTTGGATGATTTATATGGTCAAGCAGACAAGGATTATAGATGTGTTATAAGTGGAATGGATTATCTAGAAGCCATTGCAACCAAAGATTGTCTTGGAATAACATTCACTGTTCAAAGAACTGGAACTAGTATAATGAATTATGAGATGTTACGAATTGTTAAGGTAAATTTCGATTTTATGACATATAAGACGTTTCAAAGTGTTTTGAAAAATAGTCTTTTATATGTTGACAATATTGAAGAAGAAGAAAAAGCAATTGGGAATATAAAAACAAAAGATAATGAAGCTATTCAAGGAGTTCTCATAAAAGATAGAATCATTTCAAAATGTAACGCCTTCTTACCTCTTTATATTACAGAAGATCATTGGAAAATGGCTAAACATTATATGTCATTGGCTAACGGATTCAACTTATCAGGAGATGAAAGATTCATTCCAAACGAAGGTATTAACAATGTTATTCCATTTTTAGTGTTATCAAAGGCTTATTTGGATTTAGGTACATTAGAAATAGAATTGAAGGTTTATGATGAGATAAAATTGACCTGTCAAACTATTATTGATCCGAATATGATCAGTTATTATCCATTATGGATAAAACTTTTAGAACAACTTGAATATAATAAGACAAGATGTGCCAATTTATCGTTATTCATCGGAAGATCTTTGACACTTGGCCATATTTTTAATGAAAATGAACTCAAAGCCTTAATATTAGAAAACTTGAGAAGAAAATGTAAAAATGAAAAAGAAATTCTACCAAAGACTCATGTTTTGGCATACAACGTATACAACACTTACGAAACATTGATAAGTAAAGTAGATACTAGTAATGTGAACAGAATATTTAACTATGGAAAATGGTTAACACCTTTAACAAAAAATCTTCAATTCACTATACAAGAAAAAACTATTTACGCGTTATGGGCAATACATCATTCTCAAGATGATCAATCAATTATTGATACCAAGTGTCCTAATCCTTTAATATCTTTAGAAGATTGTGGAAAATTCATTGTTAGTGTGTTTATATCTAAAACAATGAAAAATATTGAAAAAAATGAAGCTTTGATAAAAATTCATAATGAAATGACAAGATTCTGTCAAATAATCGATAAAAATGAAATATCTGTAGACATCACTCCAGCAATCCATTTGTATGGATGGAGAGGTTTATCAATAATGCTAAAAATATTAAGAAGCGAAAGATATTCTAACTCAAAAAAACAAATAATGAGTTTAAGCTTGCTAAAGATGGAATACCTACAAAAAAAATATAATCTTAAATTGAGCAAGCGAAACGTTGGTGCATTTAAGTATCAAGATGAATTAGATTAGTAAGAATTACCCGCTTTCAGGGTTTGTGTGTAAAAATATTATTTTTTTGTCATAAATAGTTTTTACACTTATTCCCGTACAATCATTCACACTTCCACAAAAATCTATTCTCTCTAACAGGTTAAAAATAGTTTTTAAGTTTTTACATTCCTCACCTTTAAAAAACAAAGCTCCCAATAAATCTGAACTTATTTCTTTAAATAAAGCCTCGGATGATCTTTTGATGCGTGTTTTATAAATGATTCCAGTCCAAGCTGATATACATAAACATTTGGTTTTGATTACTAAACCAAACTTATTTTTGTTTCTGAAGTCTATATTATCACAATATGAATTTTTTATCACTAAATAATCTGGAGTAGAAATAAGGTTACAATAGTTTACCATTTCATCCCTATATAACAAATAATTATTAGATATATATAAATCTTCCAACTTGTCATAAAAATCTTCGTTGTCATTAAATATAAACTTATTAACATTGAATCCCGAAGGCCCCTTCTCGAAAGTTGGGAAAGCTTTGGGATTCAAATTGAAAAGAGGAGTTTTAAACAATAAATCGTATATAATATGTTTTGGTAAGGCTAATAAATGCAGACTCCGTTTATATTTAACATTCAAATCACGATAATCAAGGAGACAACTATCATCAATTTCAATAGAATCAATTTTGTCTTCAAATATTTGTTTATAAATGGACTTTTTGATTACAAGTCTACATTTGTATTGAAGAGACATCTCATAGATCTTTTTTATCCTATTTATGAAAAAAATAAATTTTATACAATTTAATGTGAACCCCTCGGAGTAGGCAGCGGCACGCTGTCCAGACTAAAGGTTACTCCGAGGGATTCACACGCTGCCTAAAAAGCTTTGGGATTCAATGTGAATCTCGAAGAGATTCTAAAAAAATGTGAATCTGAATTTATGGAGGATAGATAGTATCTCTATATTTGTAAGTTAAATAAGCTAATCCTCCACCAACAAACTCGGAAATTATGTAAAAAAATGTTTTCTCTGAAGACAAATCTCCTCTTAAACCTAGCGAAAGACTAACTGCAGGATTTACAGATGCTTTAGAGAAAGATTTAGTAAGATATATTACAAACAATAGGGTAGCAGCTATTGGCACTGGTTGTCCTACAAATAAAATAATAGAAACAAAAATATAGGTTCCAATAATTTCGGCCACATAATCCATTTATTAAACAGATGATTTTTTTTCATCTTTTTCTGTTTGTATCAAGGAATTACGAATCGATTTTGAAAAGAGATCAAAAGAACTCTGGACCCGTGCCTCTGGCGGTTTTGTATCACAAACACAAATATTATATATTTTCAACTTACAAATACAATAAAAAAGCAACACAATAATTACTAGAACCAACAATATAGTTGATATTGTTGTTACAATTGATAAAAATCCATCATTTCCTAATATGTTTGATAAAAATCCACCTTTTAATATCCATTTGAAATATGGACTCAAATATTCTTTTTCTAATGTAGAAAAACCGTTTTTAAGATCATTCCAAAATACTGATTCATTTGAGTATTTTATTTCGTTTATGGATGGAACATATTTTATGTCCAAAGATTCATTTATTAATTTTAAAGTGAAATTCATTGTGAAGTTGGTTTCTCCGTAAGGACAGTTAGTAAAACATTCATGATTAAATGTCTCCTCGTCATAATATAGTTTCCTTTTTGTAGAGAATCCGTTTTCATTACAAAAGGTTTGGAATTCTTTGTCTCCACATGTTATAGTTGCAATAGCCTCACCGAAATTGGTTTTACACGTATAAGATAAAATTGCTCCCATATTACATCTAAAACATCCACTTACCTTATATTCCTTAATATAGCATAAATTATTGTAACTATGAGAAGAAAGTTTAAGATTGAACGGTATGATTCTCATTATTGATTTGATTTCCCGATGATCAAGTTCAACTTGTCCATGATTATATTTTAAAGTGTATCCACCCATACTAATCGGAAGAAGTTTATCGCTGTTAAAATAAGTTTCTAATATATGTTCATTACACAATGAACAACTCATAGCATTTTTAAAGTCTTTTTTACAATTGGAACACATTGAACGACTTAGTTTACAATGTTTAAACTCTGAAGCTTCCTTTACTGATGAACATTGAACAGCACCAACGTTTTCAGGACTTAATATTCCTTTTGAATTGGCATCTATCTTTATCGCTCTTATACCATTTATAGATACGAATTTAGTGTTCAATGTTAGATCAGAACCTGTAGTATGTTGATGAGATATGCTAAAATGATCAGTAATTATTCTTTGACCGATATATAATTCCAGATTTTTATATTTTATAGTCTCATTACCCAATTCTATTATCAAATTGAAATCTACTGTCGATTTAAAACCATGACAACCAAACACTTTAAATACTGAATCTGAAGTGGATAAAGCGTATTTTCGATAAAACAAACAAGTATCAGTCTTAAAAGTACATCTGAATGCTTTGTAGCTTGGTATACACATTGTATATCCTGGACTATTGTTAGCCTCATCACTAAATAGTGACGCTGTTTTGTTATCATCAGGATATTCACACAAGTTTCTCCATTCTCCCCAATCGAGGCCATTTCCTAACCGAATGTCCTTACAATATAGTTCTCCAGGACATTGATGCTTACTAATAATCTTTGGAACGAATGATCTGGTGTAATAAACATCTTTATCAATGTTACATTTTGATGTGATTCTGTTTACTTGTATCATCAGTTTTCCAACTATAGAATCATTTTTAATGATTGAAAAGCAATATTCTTTATTTTCACCACCAATAGAGTCAACTTCTATTTCATAAACATCTTCTACAGTACATTTCTCTTTTCCTTTAATATCTTTAACACATGAGAACTTATCTCCGTGAATAAATCCAATTTCTACACATCCCAAAGAGAATTTCATTAAAAGGATAAAAACTAATACAAAACTTGAAGATGGATATATCATTTTTGATATTTTTCATAAATTGGGAACTTTTGAAGATCAAAACTAAGACAATCTACCCATAACCAAAACTAAATTAAATCATTTAGTTTGTTAGTCAATATGAACCTCTTTTTGGTTTCACTTTGTTAATTTTCCTTTACAACCGCATCCTTTTTTTGAACCTTTTTGTTTGTCACTTTTAACATTATTCTCACTCTTCTCATTCTTGTCACTCATTTATTTATAGAGTAAAAATTTATTTTTCTGTTTTTATATTTTTAAAATAGATTCGTGAACAAATGAGTAACAAAATAAAAGGAATTGATCATTCATTGGTTCAACCAGATGATAAATATTCTTCAACATATAGTTTTTACTACTTATGGAATGTTTTATGGAAATATTCCAAAGATCTTAGTATATTATGTTTATATGCTGATAGGATTGAATCTTTTGGTAAACATTTTGAAGATATGAAAACTAAAAAAGTTGTATATTTGAATTTCATAATAAGAAATCCAAAAAAAATAGAAATAGATATACAATTTGATGATATGATAATAGATATATTAGCTCAAAATTCTGCACGATGTTTCTTTTTTGAAAAACATTATATTTGTACATTTAGTAAATATTATACTCATATCAATGATGTGGTTACCATTATTGATGATAAAATATTTGAAATAGGATATAAAACTGAGGTATATGGTGGAGATCCCTATTGTGTGTTGTTTATAAAAGATGAAATTAAAACGAAACGTGAAGATTTTTATAAACAGTTTCTAATCTAAAGTTTATCAAAATTTATTTTGATAAAACGATTTTACTTAATATTGAATCCTGAAGGAATTCTTTTCACATTGAACTGGTGTGTAATAAACAATCTAAAATGTCTCCATACATGATACATTTAGATGTTTCTGGAAGATTTTCTAGTACAAATTATAAAAGTATCAAAAAATATGTTGATTTAGAAGTTACTATAGGAAAAATTGAAAACCTGGGTCGTTTAATAAATAAAAACAAAATTGAAAGTGAAGATGAAAATGTAGATTTAATTGAAGATTTGCTTTATTCAGATGTAACAAAACTTATTTTTCACATTGAAACACAAAATAACATATTAGATGATACTCTTATCGAATCGTTGCTTGGAATCATTAGATCAAATTGTGGACGATATTTTTCGTTTGGATATGAATATATGTGTATATATACAAACAATGTTGGATACTTACCATTTATTACAAAAAACATCACTGATACCATCATGAGTATAATAAGCGGTAATCATAATTATTTTACTTTAGAATATAGAGAAGTAAAAATAATAGATAATTTAATACCTTTATATACTACAAAAGAAAATATAATTGAGTTTTATGACACGTTTATTAACCAGTAATACGTCAGAATATGTTAAGTATGTGGAAGAAAAATTTTATTTTATCTTCTTAATGTATTGTTTCATATAATGTACTCGTTTAAAAAAGATATCGACGTATATATTAGAGTTAAAGACTCTTTTGTACTCATAAACTCACTATCAGCAGGAGATTACAAAATAAAGTTGCTTCCTAGAGGAGTTGATATAGTCAAACATGATAAACAATTTATCACTTCTCAAATGGGTAAACATTGTTTCAATAAAAAACTTCCAGACAAGTATTGGTATACTTCTTTATATAAAAGAGGGTTCAAGTTTACAAAGAATGAACTTATAAATCTAGATGAATATGAAAAAACTACACGGAGAGCGGAACCCGAAGGGTACCCTCTGATAAGTATCACCAAGATTCAATATGATAACGTTCTTTTGTTGTTAGTTTACAAAGATAACACTGAAATACTGGTACCCGAGGGGGTTCCGAGTGAAGCTCTTTGTGCAGGTATACGGAAAAATGAAGAAATAAGAGATTTTTTGAAGTTTGATAACATTGTATACAATATTCATTCAATATCAAACGATACTGAAGAAATAGGATATATGATAAACTACGAATCTACCTTATCTTTAGAAAATTGTAAGATGATTTCTAATTTTTTAACATTTGATAACAATTGTAAATATTTTTGTATTTATGACTACGGAGAAATGGAAAAAGAAGAAAAAAATGGAATACTAATATCCGGGACAATGGAAAAAATACCTAAAGATTATAAACAATTAGACTGTATGGAGCAAAACAGTCCTTTATATTGGAGCAAATGTATAAACTTAACAGTTCCTAAGCTGTTAAAATTCATTGAAGAACAATAATTAAAAATTTTTTTTGTTTTGATCATAATTTTCAGTTATTCTCGTTGAAACATGAATTCTACTGAAGAATATCCAACTATTACTTATGTTGAAGATATGTTACGTAGTCCTTTAAAATATTTAGGATTGACTAAAAAAATAGTTGATACTAAATATTTGATGATAAACAATGAAATGGTAGAAAAAGAAGTTTTACATTCTCCAGCGTTGATACAAGCTTTTGATGAATTACTAGTAAATGCTGCAGATAATAAACAAAACGATCCTAAAATGAGCATGATAAAAATATTCATAGACAAAAACAAAATAAGTGTTTATAATGATGGAAGAGGAATAAAAATATACAAAAGAATGGTTGATGGAGTTGAAATGTATTCACCAGAAATCATTTTTAGTGTTCCATTAACATCTTCCAATTACGAAGTTAAAAAAGAACGAAATACTGGTGGATCTAATGGAATCGGAGGCAAAATATGTAATGTCTATAGTAAAATGTTTACTGTGGAAACCTGTTTCAAACAGGAATCTAATAAAGCCATTTATTATACAAAAACTTGGTATGATAACATGTCTAGATCAGATAAATGTGTGATAAAAGAGTTTGATACTTCTGAGTTTACTTGCATTACTTATGTTCCAGACCTAAAAAGATTTGAAACTGAATCATTAAACAGTGATATAGTTTCATTGTTTTATAAAAGAGCTCATGATATAGCTGGATGTATGGGTTTAAAAGTGTACTTTAATACCTACGCAGACTACGGCAAGTATACTGAATTAATATCCATAACCAGTTTTGAAAAGTATATTGAACTTTATACGAAAGAACGAATATATTTTGATAAAGGTAACAAATGGGATTTTGGTATTACATTGTCTAAAAACTTTAAATATGAAATGATTTCATTTGTCAATTGTGTAAGATGTAACGTAGAATGTAAACCAATAGTAGATCTAATATGTACAGAAATCTTACAATCGTTTAAGAAAAATGAACTTGTGAACACTATCAAAGATGTTAAAAAACATTTAAGGATATTCATAAATTGTAAAATTAGCAATCCCAAATTTGCAGAACTTACTAAACTAACATGTAAAAATGACTTATTAGAAGATATTGATTTGGTGTTGAGTCCTAAGTTTTTGAAGAAACTTTCTTCTAAAACATCCGAAATAGTTAAAAGGATAGAAGAATATTCAGAAGAAAACAATCAAAAAAAACTAAACTCTAATAATGCTTTGATGTTGAAAAGAGATAAAAAGAAAAAGTTTATTAAAATCGAGAAACTGGAAGATGCTATCAATGCTGGAACAAATAAATCTGATAAGTGCACAATAATTCTAACAGAAGGTGATTCTGCTAAAGCATTCGTTGTAGCTGGACTGTCTAAAATAGGAAGAGAATATTTTGGTGTGTTCCCATTAAAAGGAAAAAGTTTAAACGTAAGAGACAAATCTGATAACAATATAGATGAAAATGAAGAAATACAAAACCTTTATCGAATTATTGGTTTAGATAGATCAAAAACTTATGATACTAAAGAAGAGTTTTTAACTTTAAGATATGGTAAAGTGATGATAATGAGTGATCAAGATCCAGATGGTTATCATATTAAAGGGTTGATAATAAACTTTTTTCACAAGCTGTGGCCATCACTTATTCAAACACAAAACTTTATCGAAACATTTATTACTCCTCTAATTAAAGTGAATAAAGGATTACAGAAACTACAATTCTTCTCTAGTGCTGAGTATAATAACTGGAAAAAGGTTACACCAAATTGGAATCAGTTTCATATAAAGTACTATAAAGGGTTAGGTACTTCAACAAATCAAGAAGCGAAAGAATATTTTAGTAACATAGACATGTATCGTAAATACTTTGAATACGTAGATAATAATGATGATAAGGCGATTGAAATGGCATTCTTAAAAAAGATGAGCAAGGAAAGAAAAGAAGTCATTTTAGCTGAATATAAAAAAAATAAGCTATCTGATATATCTGATTGTCTAGAAAGTTATTTGTTTAACATTTCAATAAAAAGTGCAACATATAAAGATTTTATTTCGAAAGAGTTAATTCTGTTTTGGATTTTAAACAATGATAGGATGATACCTTCAGCTATTGATGGATTAAAACGGTCACAAAGAAAAATATTATACACCGCGTTAAAAAGAAACGATAAGAATGAAGTCAAAGTGCCTAGATTATCTGGGTCAGTTTCAGAAATGACTGCATATCATCATGGCGAAGAATCATTATCTGAAGCCATTATAAAAATGGCACAAGATTATACCGGATCTAATAATATAAACCTATTGTTACCAATAGGACAATTTGGATCTAGACAACAAAATGGAGATAATGCAGCTGATCCTAAATACATTTATACAAAACTAAATCCATTAACCAGATGCTTATTTCCTGTTAGTGATGATAAGATATTAACCTATCTAACAGAAGAATCTCAAAAAATAGAACCAAACTACTTTTGCCCAATAATACCAACAGTTTTAATAAATGGATCTAATGGTATTGCTACAGGATTTTCTTCGAATGTTCCGATGTATGATCCATTACTAATAGTCGAAAACGTTAAGAATATGATTGAAAACAAACCATTGATAACGATGTTTCCTTGGTATAGAGGATTTAAAGGCGATTATTTTATAGGCACACAAATAATTATGACAGGAAGAATAAACATTGTAAAAAGCGTTAAAAATATAATATTCTTAGAAATAATCGAATTACCATTGAAATATAGTATTCAAAAGTACAAAGAATATTTGATAGAAATGGTAGAATCAAATGATATTGAAAAGTTTACGGAATATCATTCTGATTCAGAGATAAAGTTTATAATAGAAGTGGAAAAAGACAAATATAAAGAAATTGAAAACATTTATAAACATTTTAAACTTTATGAGACGATTAGTACATCAAACATGCATTTATTTGATTCGAACAACATTCTTAGAATCTTTAAAACGGTAAACGAAATACTAGAGGACTTTTTTATTGTAAGAAAACAAAAATATATAGAACGAAAAGCTAGTATTGAAGAACTTTTGACTTTACAATCTGTAAAGCTAAACAATCAAGCCAGATTTATAAACGAGAAAATAGAAGGACTAATTATTATTGAAAACAAATCAAAACAACACATCATAGACACATTAATATCTAGAAAATACGATCCTTCAAAAGACTCTAATGATTATGAATATCTATATTCTATGCAACTTATAAGGTTATCTGAAGAAGAAAGAAACAAGCTTTTAAAAGAAAAAGATGACAAAATAGAAGAATTGGAACAGATTAAAAACAAAACTTGGAGAGATTTATGGCTAGCAGATCTAGATCTATTCTTACAATCTTATTGTAAGATTCCTCGATCAGAAGACTACGTAGACTCCGGTGACTATCTTGAACCAGATATGAATTTTCTTCAATCTAAAGATATCATATTCAAAAAAAGATAATAAGAATCATTTTGTAAGGTTTTGATACAGACTTTTTATATTCTTGTTTATAAGACTTGAATATTTCAAATTAGAAGGTTTACCTTTTTCAGATTTACATACGACAAGATTGTTTTCGCACAGATATTTCCAAATTATCCTAAATTCTTCATCATTGATTTGATCAGTTGCTAAAAAATCATTTTTTATTTCAGAACCTTTTCTAGATAAATCCTTATCTATAACCAGTTTTTCATATATGTGTATGAATTTCATCATAGTATCGTTTAAGTTATACTTACTTTTTTTTATTCTATTCTGTCTTATTTTTTCGTAAATATCAAAATTTTCAGCTTCTATTTTTTTTATTTCTTGATCATTAGACATCTTTATATCAAATATCGTCATAAAAAGATCATTTGGAAATTTTTGGAATATCTGGTCTATTAGTTTCTGTTTGTTTTCCTGAAAAAAATTGTCAATAAACTTACTCAATTCCCCTCTTAATTCGTTTTCCATCATTTATATTAGTTACTCATTTAATTGTGAATCTTTTTCAAGATTCAATACTTGCCGGAGCCTGCGTAGGTATATGAAAATCAAAGAGCGGAGAGCTTCGCTCTTCAAAAGGTCTTTGATTTTCAATTATAAACCAGTTCATATTTTAAGTTTCGTCTTTCTGGTTTCATAAAACCATATTTCATCTTCAATCCCAATTGATAAGACGGTATAACCGAATCAATATCTACATATTGTTGAGGTGTATTGATTATTATTGGTCCAGGAGTTAACATTTGATTGTATCTTATTCTTTGAAGTGATGAATTATCCATTTTTATACAGTTAAAAATTTTTTTTTTTTACCAACTTTGATTAAATAATCTAAAAAGATACTTAGGTATACTTGCCGGAGCCTGCGTAGGTATACGCAGTCCAAGTATGAATCGTAAAACATTTTCTGGTGATTATGTGAAGAAGATGTTAAGAAGATGTAAAGACTACAAAAAAAATACATTAAATCAAAACATTTATCTCATCGGAGAACTTCATTATGATCTTTCAAATGGTTTTTACGCATTTGATGAAAAAGAAGTACTTCTTAAAATTCTACACAAAATATTTAATAATATAAGATTCAACACTCACGAAGAATTGATGGAAACATTGATTGAAAGAGAAGAAAAACAATTATATCAACCAATAAAAGAAATAGTTAGTAAAGTTGACAATGTTAATGAAGTTGATGAAGTTGATGAAGTATACGAACTAAGTTGTGAAATTATGTATCAACATAGAAACATATTACAAAAATCGTTAGAAAATCAAATTAATGACGTAATGTCAATTGTTAATCGTATATCAGTAAAACAGTATCAATACATCCTTTATAGATTATTTCCTTCTGAAAATTTCAGATCATATAAAGGATTGATTGCGATTTTAAAACAGAAAATGAAACTTCACGATTAAAAGATTTCAAAATAAAAATGGAATCTCAATGTGTTTTTAGGAATACGATAAGTGGTGAAAGGTGTGAAAACGTTGCTACTAACCATCGATCTAATTATTGTACGTATCATGAAGACACATTACAATCAATAGTTTCTAAAGATAATGATTTAGAACTGATTAAAGTGAATAATGAATATTTTTTTAAGAAAAATAATTATATTGTTACAATGACTGATGGTAAGAGTATTAATCCAATATTGTTTAAACATATAGAGCTTTTAGAATCGAAAGGATACAAAATTAATCCTTTAGTTTTACAATATTTCGAATCTTAAACATTTTTTTTTTATTTTTTTATTAAATCGTGAACAATATAAAAATGAGAAGATACGTCAACAGAAAGGATAAGGAATATTTTAAGTCAATTATGGAAGATAAAGGATATGAAATCAATGATATCGATATCAGACAAATTCTTTGTATGATTGATTTTTGGAACAAATATGTGTTTTACCTAAAAAATGAAGATACTAACAAAATAAAAATTGTTACACTTGATAGAGATTTGAAAGAAATAACGATGAAATACGCTACTGAAAGGGAAGATGATTATGAAGGTGATGAAGATGATGACGAATACCCGAGGAATAACCGAGGAAATGAGTTTGACGAATACCCGAGGAATAACCGAGGAAATGAGTTTGACGAATACCCGAGGAATAACCGAGGGGAATTTGAATATCTAAACGTTAGATCCAAAAAATACAATTATGGCACTAAAAATGAAATAATTGATATCGTAAGCGACATTATAAAGTATGATATTGACTACGATTATTGGGGAGAACCAACTGAAAGTTTAAAAGATTATTTAGAATGGGATGACGATTTTATTGAAAGTCATCCACTAATACATTGAAAATCAAAGACCTTTTGAAGAGCGAAGGTTAGAACAATACCCCGAGCGAGAGGGTTACTCGAGGGGTACCCGAGCTCCGCTCTTTGCTTTTCACATTGAAAATCTTTGATTTTCTTTTTAGAAACCTGAAAGGTTTCACATTAAAAAAAAGAATTATCAAACCTTAGAAGTTGATAATTCTTTTTTTTGTTAAGAAATTAGTTATTACGATTTAATTGTTAAATCTTTTATCCGATACTACCGCTTGGAGGTTTTCTTATTCCAAACCTTTCGGTTTGGGCGAACAAAGTTCGCGTATCATCTACATGCTTTAAGAGCCTAACACACACACACACACACAGCAACGATTAAATTAGTGATTAATCAATTGATCGAGATCATATTCCAATCCAACCATGACCTTGATGACCTCACAACATTCGACCTTATCGTGATCCGAAATATTGACGTTCGTTTGAACGAGATAGATCGCTTCAAGAGCCTTCTCTTTTGTTGCTTGGATGGTTGGTCCTGGAGTGAATTCGACATTCCACTTCTTCAGATAGAAGAAGAAGAAGTTGTTCGTCATTTTGATTCCATTCCCACGAGCAAGCCTCTCAGTGAAGTCTTGTCCAGAAGTGAAATCCATTCTGTTAGGGATTGCCGTAGGGGTCCCGAGGGTTACTCGAGGGTGCCCGAGCTTCGCTTTCTGCGTAGGTATACAGTAGAATATGAGTTCTAAAAACAAATTTTGATAAATATGTATCTATTTTATCATTTTAAGTTTAAAATTGTTAAAAAATGAACAGTGAAGTTGAAAAAACGGTAAAACTAATGTTTCCTGGAAAAGATGTTAACGAGGAATTCGTTTTACGTCTTTTATGTGTAATAGATTTTTATGAAAACGAAGAGTTTACAATTATAAACAAAACTGATCCAAAGGACATAACTAAGTATGAAGTGAAAAAAGATGATACTATCAGTTTAAACAATGTTATATCAAATAAAGGCTATGTAGCTAAATATGAAATCTTTGTTAAAAATAACCTAGCATTGATGTTTCGTAAGTTATGCGAAAAATATAAATATGATGGAGATGAATTGAAAACGTTAAAAATGTATAGAAACTTCAACCAATCAAAAAAGAGGAAGATAGATAAGACTATCGAGTTTATGTAGTAAGTTGAATATCATAGATAACCATAATGATTTTTGATATCAAAGGTCTTTCATTAAAACTTTTTATAGTAAACATATCTTTTACCAAAAATATCTTATCATCATCATTCTCAAAACAGTAAGTATAATCTGAAAGAACATATTCACTCAAAAATATCAATTGTTCCTCTTGATTACGACATTTTGTCTGATTTTTGTCATTTGTTTCAATTATCCAACATTTATCTTTTTCATCATATTTTCTTTCTATTTTTATGATTTTGCTGTTTTCATTCGATAAATAACAATAATCCTTATAATACAAATCGTTCATACATAAAACAATCATTAAATTTATATGAGACAACCTAAACGAGATGAATCCCTCTATCAAGAGTATTAGATGTTCCTTTTCATCACTTGTTAATAATCTCATTTTGTTTCAAAACTATGTTAAACAAAAAAAAAATACGAAAGTACTTTATGATCATTGTGGAAACAATGGATCCATTATTTCTCCTTCAACCAGGTCCATATACCTTAAAATCTCGTTTAATTTATCACGATTACAAGTATTTTTAACTTTAGATTCGATAATCGTTTTAAACTCTTTCAACAAATCAATTAGAATCTTATCAAAAATCTCATTTTTTCTAAAATCAATCTCTGTTAGTATCATATTGATTGGTAACAAAAAAACACCTAATGATTGTTCTTGTTTAGAATAAGCATATTTTTTAATGATCCTGAAATTTTTGATAATAAGGAATTCGTGTCTCGTTTTCTCTCTTTCTTGTTTTGGTGTCGATTCAATGTAGAAACACTTCACTTTCTCATCAAATGTCACTCTCCTTTGTTCCATTTTAAGAAAGAACATAAACATACAAAAATAAATTTAAAAAAAGAATGACCCGATCAATAATGATCGGGCTAAGAAATTGGTTATTATGATTTAATTGTTAAATCTTTTATCCGATACTACCGCTTGGAGGTTTTCTTAGTACAAACCTTAGAATCCCTTCGGATTCAATGGTTCGTGTATCTTGTT